GCTAATAAAGCCTTCGTAGGTGTCGCCTACGAAGACGACAGCGACAGCGACAGCGACAGCGACAGCGACAGCGAAGCCAACGAAGACGACAGCGACGAAGGCGACAGCGACAGCGACATCGACAGCGACATCGACAGCGACAGCGAAGCCAACGAAGACGACAGCGACGAAGGCGACAGCGACGAAGGCGACAGCGACAGCGACAGCGACAGCGACAGCGACAGCGACAGCGACAGCGAAGGCGACGAAGGCGACGAAGGCGACAACGAAAACCGTGTTGATGCAGGTATGTAACTTGAAAGTTTCTTTGAAACTAACTTCTTTTGAAGAAGAAGAAGTTCAAGAATCCCTTCCCCCTAATAAAAAATAGTAAAAAAAAATTGACACGGGGGGGGGGGGGAAGGACATATATTACTATTTTCACTCGAGCGAAGAACTTTTCGGTTTGCTTTTGAGACCCTCTCAATGTTCGTAATGTATGCTCTCGCCATCATTATGTTCCTTCTTGGAACACTTGCTCTTTTGAGCACAACCCATAAAAAGCATCCAAAGAGAGAAGATGCACCTGCCTATCTCAAACTATCTTTTGATGGTGGCCAATGGTTTCGAAACAATTTTTCAACGCTTTTCTTTTCAATGCAAAGATTGGCGAATTTCCATGGACTCGATCTTGTCAAGCATCAAGGACCGACAATCGCTTCAACCTTCAGACCACCGAACTTCAAGGGAATCTTTAAGGAAGGCCACTTTCCTAAAATTCCCCAACAAACGCTTGGAGACATTCGGGAAAAAGACGCGGGGATCAAGAAACTTGTCAAGAAGGAAGGTTTCATCTCTTTCTATGTCACTGGATATGAATTCCTATGGGCCGAAAGAGATGGCAAGCATGTCTGTCTAAGCATCTCTTTGGTGATTAGGCCTACAGACGCAAGCAAAGAGATTTTTCCCCCAACTGCTCATATTCCATTATGGGCTTCCAAAGGGAATGCTGAGCTCGGCCTTATCGCGAGACATGCCAAACAGGCACAAGACAAAGATCGCACGGTGCTATGCCCTAGTACATTTGTACAATACTACGATTTCTATGAAGAAAGGGAAATTCGTCTAGAGGGCGATTTTCCGATAACACAATTGTAAAAAACTAGACATCGTCGGGGAAGCCAAGAACGGCCGCGATGGTGGCTGTGCCGATGCGAATGGAGTGGGGCTTGTGCAAAATGTCGGGTCTTCTGAAAAGAAAGACCACCAAAAATAGTAAAAAAAAATACATATAAAAAATATGTATATTCTTGTAGTATAGTAAAAAAAAAAATGGAAATATTACCTTTATTTACACATAAACATGTGAAAGTAGATAAGAATACAAATTCTTATATCATTCGATGTTTGCAGAATGATATAAGACCAGGTGTATATGCTATTGTGAATGTTCAATCAAATACTTGGTATTGTGTAGAAACAATATGTACTAAACACGGAATAGGGAGACCTGGTATATGGATAGGAACACCTACTAAAAAAACTTTATATTTTGGAGAAAAAGTAATGGATAGTCGAAAAACATATATACGAAAAAGTTTTTTCACTTCTAAACATACCAAGTTGCTTATTGGTATATTGGTAGAAAATTGTAATAATACATCAAGTTTTATACTTGAAAAATTTATAGTTCATAAGAAACAAGTAGAAGATGAAGATTATTATAAAAAAGAAGATGAAATACAAAATGAAAAAAATATGGATGAACTACATGATGTATATAATACCTATAATCCAGTGGATATGGATAATACTGTATTGGATGTAAATTATACAGAAGAAGAATTTGATAATATGGAAGAATTTGAAACATTTACATATCCAATATATACTATTCAAAAAAAATACAAATTACTGACTGTTCAACAAAATATTTATTCGGACGGTGTATTATTTCCTATTCAGCTTGGAATATCATTAGAAAATACAAAAACTACAGAAGATAGTAATATAAAAATAATTCCGTATTTGGAAGATACAAAACAATTAGAATATATTCAAGAATTAGAAAAAGGTCATTATATACAAAATATACCAGAAGACATATTTCCTTTTGTGTATAAGGAACTAGAAACAATTGATACAACAAAAAAAACACAATATGTAATAAAAGATAAAAAAACACAATATGTAATAAAGGATAAAAAAACACAATATATGTTAAAAGATATTTTTTCTTATTCTAAAGAATTTTTACACACGGTAGCTCTCGTTCAATATATGGAATCCATTATACAACAAAATGGAAAAGAAATACTATTTCTTATAAATAAAAATTCTTTATCAGATATTCATATTTCTGTATTACATGGATACAAGTTATACAAAGGTGGTAAGAATTGTGTAGATTATCCAAAAAATACAAATATATATAGTCATCCATATTATCATATAGAAGATGAACATGTAAATAGATCCAGGATACCAAAACGTATCGAATTACATCATTTTTCATATATTATTATTATGGGATATCCAGAAGAATACCCTTTTCAAGAAAGAATTGAAAAATATTATTATCATAATGAGATACTATTTGTAGATAATACAAATACAAATACAAATACAAATACAAATAGAAAAGGTGTTTATTTTAGTAATAAAATATAATAATAGTATATATATATACTAGAACATATGGGTAAATATAAACTATGTTGTAAAAAATGTATAGTGTGTATAATACATATTTTTTCTATACAATGTTGTAAAAAGAAAAAACGTAATACAGGAAATATGAAAATTCCTAATATACCAGATAAGAAAGATTCTGTATCATTAGACATTATAGAATCAGACATTGAGGATAATATTGAGGAACTAGGTGGTGATATTAAAGAAAAAGAAACAAATACAGAACAATACAAAGGCGCGATTGAAGAATATAGAGAAAATGTGATAGAAGAAGAATATAGAGAAAATGTGATAGAAGAAGAATATAGAGAAAATGTGATAGAAGAAGAATATAGAGAAAATGTGATAGAAGAAGAATATAGAGAAAATGTGATAGAAGAAGAATATAGAGAAAATGTGATAGAAGAAGAGTGGGTAATGGCATAATAATTATTTTTTTTTTACAAAGCTACAATTTTTAAAAAAATCTATATACTCTTGTCTTTCTTTATTTTTTCCATTGTAATGGTAATATATACATATACATGTAAAATATCTTTTAATAGGGCCTGTTTTTTTATCTTTTTCCAATGAAATTTGTTTTATATTATAACAAGGATTAATAATATTATAAAAACTTGTTTTTTTAACACTTGGTACAAGTATATTCATATGTTTTTCATTGTATATTTTGTATTCTGTATATGTTTTTCCAGAATTATATATATCAAACCCTGAATAATTTTTCTTTTTTTCTGTTTCTATTGTAAAATTACATACTTTTTGTAATTTTTCTGTAAAATAAGAAAATGTTGAATTTTTTTTATTTTGTTTTGAAAATGAAATATTTGTTCCAATTATAATATTATTAAGAGCTTCTTTCATAGTAATAGTATCACATTTCTTGCATTCTTTATTATTATCATAAATAAAGTGATTTTCGAAATACTTTTTGATAAGATTTGCTAGTTTTTTATACATAAATTTATTATTTGTAACGGACTTTTTACAATCAAAAAACAAAATTAATGGGTAGTTTATACCAACCCAAGCGAGAGATTTGTATAATTGAAAAACTTTTTCTAGTGAAATAGATTTTTGTATCATATTTGGTATAGTAATAATAAGTTCTACAGAATCGTCTAATACATTATTTGGATTAGATGTATCTATTTCTATATAATGGAACCGTGCGCCTTGTAACAAAGCATTTTTTATATTTTGTATTGAAATAGTATCATATTCATCACCTCCTGTAAGATATGGTTTGTATGCTGATGCTATATGATAATCTATTAATTTAGTATCATCAGAATATTGTATTTTTTTATGATTAACAAAAAAAGAAGGAAACTTATCTTGACTTGAAAATATATATATATTATTATTTATTCTATTTTTATAATATGTATATTGTATATTTACTATACACATTGTTATAGATAATACAAGTAGTATAAAAATAGTATATAGTATCCTATTACAAGGAGAAATAAAAAGACAAATAATACATATACTTAGTAATGTGCATATGGGATATATTGTAGAATATAGTATAGGGTATACTTTTTTAAATATAGGATACAAATATTCAAGTAGACTCATTATATATTATATAAAAGAGAAGTATAATATATAATATATTATAATATTTTTAACAATATGCGTGTAACAAAAAGAAGTGGAGACTTGGAAGATGTATCTTTTGATAAAGTATTACGAAGAATAAAACTGTTATCAAAAGATATACAAAATGTAGACCCAACAATTGTTGCCCAAAAGGTATGTTCAAGAATTTATGACAAAGTTACAACTTCTGAATTGGACGAATTGGCTGCAAGAATATGTACGGTTATGAGTACCGATATTCCTAATTATAGCAAAATTGCTTCAAGACTAATTATATCTAATAATCATAAAAATACACCCGATACATTTTATAAATCTATTACAAAATTGCATTCTATAGGAATAATTCAAGAGGAAATTTATTCATTTATTACAGAACATAAAGAGGAATGTAATAAAGCAATAGATGATAGTAAAGATTATAATTTTAGTTGGTTTTCTTTTAAAACATTAGAAAGAGCATATCTGTTAAAAGTAGACAAGGTAAATGTGGAAAGGATACAATATATGTTTATGCGTGTAAGTTGTGGTATTCATTACCCATCTATACAAGATATTATAGAATCGTATAAAGGAATGTCTAGTAAATTTTTTACACATGCAACACCAACCTTATTCAATTCTTGCACAATTCGTCCACAATTACTATCTTGTTTTTTAACAAAACCGGAAGATAGTATTCCAGGAATTTATAAATGGATTTCTGATTTGGCAAAAATATCAAAAGAAGCAGGTGGTATAGGTGGAACTGTAAGTTGTATTCGTGGAAAAGGTTCTTATATTAAAGGTTCTAATAGTTATTCTTCTGGAATTATTCCTATGTTAAAGGTTGTAAATGAAACTATGAAATATGTAAATCAGGGAGGAAGAAGAGCAGGCTCTGCGGCCATTTATTTAGAACCGCATCACCAAGATATTATGCAATTTTTAGAGTTGCGACTTAATCATGGAAATGAAGATGATAGAGCAAGAGATTTATTTACAGCAATTTGGACATCTGACTTGTTTATGGAGAGAGTAAGAGATAATGCTAACTGGTCTTTATTTAATCCAAACGAGTGTCCTGGATTAGATGATGTATATGGTGAAAATTATAAAATACTGTATACAAAGTATGAAAAAGAAGGAAAAGCAATACGAACATTACCAGCGCAAGATGTATGGAAAGCTATTACAAGATCACAAATTGAAACTGGAACGCCTTATATTACATTTAAAGATGCTTCTAATGAAAAAAGCAACCATAAAAACTATGGAGTTATTAAAGCATCTAATTTATGTAATGAAATTTTGGAATACCATGATGAAAAAGAATATGCTTGTTGTTGTTTAAGTAGTATTTGTTTACCGCAATTTGTGATACCAAAAGATATGACAGGTAAAAAAGTTGTTATTCATACACTTGAGAATTGTTCATATTGTGTTATGGCAAAAATGTTACTACAAAATAATAATTTGGAATACAAAGAAATTGTATATACAAGAGAAGAAGTAAAAAAGTTTGGAAAAACATATCCGCAAATATATATTGACGAAGTATGTATTGGAGGATATGATAAATTGAAAAAATTACTAGAACCTAGTTATGATTTTGTACAATTGGAAAAAATTGCAGGACAAATGGTTCGTAATTTAAATAAAGTGATAGATGTAAATTTATACCCTGTTCCAGAAACTAGATATAGTAATATGAAACATAGACCATTAGGTATTGGAGTACAGGGATTAGCAGATGTATTTTGTATAATGCGATATTCATTTGATTCTACAGAAGCAAACATATTAAATGAACAAATATTTGAAACAATATATTATGGTGCTATGAAAGCAAGTATGGAACTTGCTAAAACAGACGGATATTATGAAACATTTCCTGGTTCCCCATTATCTAAAGGACTATTTCAATTTGATTTATGGAAAAAAGAACCATCCTCAAGATATAATTGGGAATCATTGCGAAGTGAAGTAATAACACATGGTGTTCGTAATAGTTTATTAGTTGCGTGTATGCCAACAGCTTCTACATCACAAATTATGGGTAATAATGAAACTATAGAACCTTATACAAGTAATATGTATGTCCGAAGAACATTAAGTGGCGACTTTATTATATCTAATAAACATATGATCCAAGATTTATATAATATAGGAATATGGAACAAGGAATTAAAAGATAAGGTGATCGCAAATAATGGAAGTATCCAAAATATAGAAGGTATCCCTTCTACAATAAAAGAATTGTATAAAACATCTTGGGAACTAAAGCAAAAAGCATTGATTGATTTATCTATTAGTAGGGCTCCTTATGTATGTCAAACACAATCCTTAAATTTATTTTTTGAAGAACCTACAACAAAAATATTAACATCTGCAATGTTTTATGCTTGGAAGAGTGGGTTAAAAACAGGTGTATATTATGTTCGTTCAAGACCTAAAACACAAGCACAGCAATTTACAATTGACCCAAAATTACTAAAAAATAAAAAAGTCCAAGAGACACAATATGAATCATGTGAAATGTGTTCTGGATAATGTGTTCTGGATAATGTGTTCTGGATAATGTGTTCTGGATAATGTGTTCTGGATAATGTGTTCTGGATAATGTGTTCTGGATAATGTGTTCTTGGCAATGTGTTCTGGGCAATGTGTTCTGGGCAATGTGTTCTGGATAATATATATATAGAAATGGGAATATGTTCGTCGCATAAAATTTATCCTATTGATAAAAAAGATACAAAAAAGATACAAAAAAGTGTAAAAATAATAAAAAATGAGTCATTATATTTATCAAAATATTTTACACATACTTTCTTCCAAAATGTACATAGATATTCTAATGTATATAGAGATAGACATAAATGGAAAACAAAAATACTTATTTTTGAAACCACTATACAAATTATTATGATACAAGATAATAGAAAGAGAAATATATATATAAAACGTTTGAAAAGTGTATTTACAAATAATTGTATTGACGAATGCGCCTATAGTACAATACAATTTTCACTACAACAACTATTGCAACAAAGTCTAGGAGGAGCATATAATAATGAAATAATAGAATCATGGGTTATATGTTGTGAAGAAATATGTAAAATCATAAAATTATTATAAATTATAAATTCTATATATATACAGTATATAGAGTATATAGAGTATATATATATAGAATGTATAAAACAAATATACTTTCTGCAATATCTGTAATAGGTATATTATGTATAGCAATATTATTACATATTTATAGAATAAAAGTATGGGGTATAGATAAAGAAGAATTTTTTGGAGGAGATGTTGTAGAACATATGGATAAACCTAAAAAAGATAAAAAAGATAAAATAGATAAAAATATGACAGTTGGTGAGTTAGTAAATAATAAAGATATGACAGTTGGTGAATTTATAAAAAAAATTGTTCCAGACTTACACGATGAATTTTTTAAAAGAGGAGATATTAAAAAAATACAAGGAGAACTTACAACAAGTCAACCAAAAGACATTATGGGATATGTACAAAAAATGTTACATGGTTGTATGACATCACCTGGACCTCAAGGAATACAAGGAACTAGAGGGAATAGAGGAGCGGATGGTGGGACATATACACATATAGGACATTTAGAATATACTGGTTCAGATAAAAAAATGAAGGGTTCTATATTATATTATGATGCGAGTAAAAGGAATAAAGAAAGTTCTGTTATATATAAGAATAAAAATGAAGTATTGGAAAATAATGTATGGACATGTGATGCGGATGGTCTAATTCGTTTATACGCTGAAGACAACTTTTATCTAAAAAATAATAAAGATAAACTTGTAGTAGTAGGAGAACCGCGTTATGAGGATGGTACTATAAAAAAAGAATTCAAGTGGGATATATTACCACATTCTATAAAGAATGTAAATAAAAAAAAAGTAAAAGAAGAAAAAGTACAATTTGTACCACATAGTGTAAAATAATAATAATAATAGGAACAATCAGTGAAAATATGGTAAAGGAATACTATTTTGTAATATAGGAAGACCTGATAGTATCATATAACCTTTTTTTGCTTTTTGGTAAATAATATGTTTTTGAATAATCTTTTTTTCTATTTTTTTTACAGGTAATCCAGGAAAATCTTTATTAGAATGTAAAGAAATCTTAGATACATGTTTCTTTCTTCTATTTCTTTTCTTCATATCGTACAGGGTATGGTATATATACTATATGTATATACTATAACTTTAAGTATTTATAATATCCGAAACAACTTTATAATATAGCATATACGGAAGAAATATATTTTGTATATTTCTTGCTTCTCTGTTATTTTGTAACCTGTCAATATCTTTTCTTGATAAAGACCACGAACCTGTTGCGTCTAACATTGATATAGTTTCATCTAATTCATTTTCTATGTTCTGAAATGAATTATGCAATATATGTATCTTGTTAGACAGTTTATTTTGTTGTTTTTTTTCAAGTCTCTTTTCTATTTTTGATTTCATAGTATCTAATAATAGTTGTATTTTATCAAGGTCCTTATACAATACTTCCATGTAATACAATACTTCCATGTAATACTATATTATGTAGAATATATAATTCTTTATATGATATTATCTAGTAATACATCAGTAATAGTAAATCGTAGATGATATACATTTGTGGTTGTAGTATCTTGTATCATAGAATATAATTCTTCTTTGGAACAATTGTGTAATAACTGTGTTTTATCAATAATATAATGATTAATACTTGTATTATCATTTTTACATTGTAATACCTTTTTACATTGTTCAAGAGAAAATTGTTTTTCCATTTCTATATATTTTTCATATTCCCTAATATCGATATTTCTATAAAATAGTTCAAAAAATATATTAAGTACTAGTGCATGATATTCTGTATATGCTTCAATTGGTTCTGGAAATTGATTATCAATACGAAAAGCATGTATCAGTTCATGCACTAGTACTTTATACATTTCTTCTTTCCTCCAAATACAAATAACTCCATTATTATTATTATGAATATATGTAGTTGTACTACCACTATTTATATCATCATAAGTAATGATATTATTATATGGAATCTTTTTTATATATTCAGATGGATATATCCATAGAGTAAGTGGTTTTGTATTATGAAAATAGTACCTCATATATTGAATCCAAGTAAGTATTTTACGGATACATTTCTTCCACTTGTAAATAGTATTTTTTTGTAGAAAAAAATGTATGGTTGTGTTATCTTCTGTAATAGTCCAAGGGTATATAAATGTTTGTATAAAAATATTTTTTTTTTGTGAAGACATAAAAAAGTTTTTTTGTATTATATTTTTAGACTTTTGTAATATATTTATATTTTGTATTATTTTCATTTCTCTTTACTAATAGATGGTATATTATTTATATTCAAGTTTTTTTCTACAAAGTCTTTAATATATGTATCTAGGTTTACCTCTTGGTTTGTAGAATCTTTAGTAAATTCAAATGTATTATGTTCTAGAATCTTTACAGTCCACCCTGATAAAATAGCATTGAATACGAAAATCATCTTTTGAAGATATATAATTTCATTCGATAAAGATGGGTCTACTTTTTTTATTATCTTTGGCATATAGTAAAAGTATTATATGTATATAATTAAAACTATTATTGTGTATAAACGAAATTACATTATACCATTTTGACGATATAAAGAATATACATACTACTTTAATATATATGACGATACAAAGTAAAGTTAAAAAGAAAAGAAGAAACTCGGATACAAGGGTTACTCTTATAGCAGAGCATGAAAAAAAAGTTAAAAATATAGAAAATATAAATAAAAGTTTACCAAGTCTCAAAAAAAAGTATAAAGAATACAGGAAAGAACAAAAAATATTACAAGAAAAAAACAATAATCTTGGGATATTGGATACAGAAATTGGTGAAAAATTATATACTATTCAAAAGAAAATGAAAGAAATTAAAAAAGAGATACATCATATTTCAAATAATTCTCACAGGGATAAATATTATTCCAATACAGCTCACATTTTGTATGATTATTACGACACCTTCAAGAATATACAAAAAAAGAATACAAAACAATCAACTAGTATAAGCGATGTGTTTCAAAAAAAAAAAAAGAACAAAGAGCAAAAAGTAAAAAGTCAGAGATCCAACTTATTAGATAAGTATATAAGAATTGTGGAACCGAAAAAATACAAACCTTCATTTACTTTCTCTAGTAAGGAAATAAGTTTATGTAAAAAATGTGAAATTGAAATGATTTTGGTTCAATCGGAAGGTAATATGATATGTACAAATTGTGGCAGAGAAGAAAATATTCTTATAGATAGTGATAAACCAAGTTATAAAGATCCTCCTCCGGAAGCTGGGGAATTTACATATAAAAGAATTAATCGGTTTGATGAATGGATCACACAATATCAAGCAAAAGAAACAACAGAAATACCACAAGAAGTAATTGATAGCATTTTACTAGAAATCAAAAAAGAAAATATTAAAGATATATCAAAATTATCTACAAAAAGAATTCGTGGATACTTGAAGAAATTAAAATTAAATAAATATTATGAGCATATACCACATATTATTTATTGTATTAATGGAATCTCGACTCCCAAATTATCTTTAGAAATTGAAGAAAAGCTTCGTTATATGTTTAGACAAATACAGGATATTTTTGATTCGGTTTGTCCAAGTGATAGAACCAATTTTTTATCATATTCTTATTTATTACGAAAACTATTAGAACTTCTAGGAGAAGATGAACATAAAAAGTTTTTTCGCTTACACAAGAGTCGTGAAAAAATATATCAACATGATAAAGTATGGCAAAAAATATGTAAAAAGTTAGGTTGGCAGTATATACGAACTGTGTAATAGAGAAAATATAAAATACAATTTCATACTATATTAACTTATGAATATTTCATGATTAGTAGAACTTGTTTTATAACCTGTCGGAGAAAAGTATTTAGGAAGAGGTGTTCCTGATAGTTTAGAATATACAAGAAGGAATATAGATAATAATGGGGTAAAAGGAATAACCCACTCATCTGTTGGTCTTTTTAGAATAGATATATACTTGGTTTTTGTAAAATGTGATGGAATAAATGATAAAAAGCGATATAATATTAATAATAATAATTCTATACCAGGATGAGACATACCAATAGAAAAATTAATTAATACAATACTAACAAAAAGAGGTAATAAACCTAATAATGAAGTAAATGTAAAAGAAATAAATTTCATATGTGGTATATTTTCATTATTATTAAATATAATTGAAACAAGAATGATAAAACTAAGTGTCATAAAAATACAACCAACAGCAAATGTAGATGATTGTGTTTTTTCATAATCATATTCTGCTTCTAATTCTTCCTTATCTTTTACTATAGTAGTATCTTCATCATCTACATTTTTATTATTTTTGTTATTTATATTTATAAAATGTATAGAAAAAACAAGTAATGTAAGTATAAAAAGGGGTATTAAAATATATTTTATAAACTGTCTTAATCCGCCTCGTAAAACAGATAATCTTTTATATATGTCATATTTAATTATAAGGAACACTAATGTTAAAGTTATTGGTAATAATATAATACCAAATAAGGATACTACATTTCCTGTAACAAAATTATCACTTTTGTATGTATATGCGTCGGAAAGGAATAATAGTAATCCTATAACTCCACATACAAGAGCACCAATAGCATAGGACCAACCACCACCTTTTCCTGAAAATTTTCCTATTACAGAACCAATAATAATAAAAGCAAAAAGTGAAAGGATACCGATACCAGTATCAATATAATGTCTAAATTCAGGAGCAAAAAGGAATATCAGTGGAATTGCTAAATAAGAAAACATAGACTTATATGTATTTTTGGGTTTTGTTTTTCCATCTCTCGAAGAATAATACAAACTTCCTCCTAGACTTGTTAGAAAAAAAGCAATAATAATACCTTTGTACCAACCATTTCTCGACTTACTAGTAAATTCTATTTCTTCGGTTGGGTTATCTATATCTTTGTCTTCTTTATTTGTAATCTCGTGTTTTTCTTTGTATGTAAAAGAATGTATAATAATAAATAAAACAGAAAATACAAAGGTAATAACAATATGTGTGCTATTGTCTGTTATATCTTTCAAAAATATAGAAGATACAAAAATTAATATATATATAATAATACTTGGGATAAAATGTGTCTTACCATGAAAGAATACAAATACAATAATAGTTACAACAGTAAATAGAGAATATATATTATTTTTTAATTGTTCTTGAATACTACTTTCGTACATATCTTTATTTGTGAAAAGAGAAAGAAATAAAGATTCACTTATTTTAGGATCTTTTACAGGATTTCCTGGAAGAATTGTTTTTAATAGAATACGAAGTAATATAAATACAGTAATAAATTGTAATAATCCTTTAAAAATTTTACCGGAGTCTGAATTTTCCGATAAATAATAATCTAACCATTCTTGTGTAAATGCTGGATAATTATATTGTAATTTTCTATCGTGTAATCTATTTGTAATACGACACATTTCATATGCGATTAATGTATTTAGTTTATCATTTCTCACTATTAAACCATCTTCTTCATCTTTTGTAGCTTCATTCAATTTTTCTTTAAATGTTGTATATAAATCACAATTTTCTTTTTCTACTTTTCGTATAGATTCTTTCCATAATTTACTTATTAAAGGTTTTTTATCGCCAAAATAATCATCATATTTTTTTTTTATTTCATTATCACATCCACAAAAGGCATATAATTGGTCTTTTCGTTTCAATAATGTATTATATGTATAATAATCTTTTATATTATTATCTTTTACATCTTCACCTAGAACACTTACAGATTCATTTTTATATTTAGAAGGACACATAAGTGTACTTGATACTTTTTTACAAGTTTCTGAAGACGGGTCTTCTGGTGGTGTTGGAGGTGTTTCATTGGTACAATAACATGTATCTTTACACAAGGTTCCTTTATATTCTTTTTTATAATCTGTACATAATTTAGTACAAGCTTCTTGTGTGTTACATCCGTCTTGTCCCGTATAATCTGCTGAAACCTGACATTGATCGTGTAATGTACCTGTATCACAAGTATTCATACCATTATCGTCACTATATTCTCCACACTTCTTTTTTACATTTTTACAATAACATTTTCCATCAGTACCAACCTCAGATTCTGAAGTATAAAATGTAGTTTTACAAGCAGTTTTACACTTTTTTTTTTTTGTATCATCATTATCACCAGATTCAAAAGTATAATTACTATTACATTTAGTAGAATCTTTCGTTTTATTACATGGTTCTATATCTGAACTAGTTACTACCATATTATAGAATATACAAGTATATATTATATAAGCATATAATTTAATACAAAAAACATTTTTTTTATTATTTTGAATTGGCGGACAAGATAAATAATATAAAATATATAACTATACACAAAATACACAAAATACATAAAAATATATATATTGAAAGAACTATATGTTCAGGAATACCTTGAATAAAAAATAGTCTTGATCTATAAAATATAGTAAGTATAAAAAATAGTAATCCAAGTAGTGTATAATGTATATCTTTTTGTATAGATACATTATTAGTAAAAATAATACTTTTCTTGTACTCTATTTTGTCTGAAAAAAAATTAGAAACAATAATATATAAAAGATATGAAAATGGGTTAGATACACTTACATATATTGGAAAATAAAAAAGACCATAAAAAATATATTTGGATAGTTTTTGAATAATAAGAGAAAAATGTTGTAATAAAGAAACAATGTGAGGACATTCTACAGAAGATGTATTATCTATTATAATAGATACTAGTTCTTTTGGACGAAGTATTAAAGGGAATACAATATACAAACATACAAAGAGTATTGTATAGAAAAAAATAAATGCAATTACTCCATTTTTAGTTTTAGTATCATCTTTTGTATCATGTATATCATCTATATATGTCTTATAGATTCTATATACAATAAAAGAAAAAATACTATAAAATAATATATATAAAATAGATAAAACTATAGGATGTTTAAAAATAGATAAACCTATATGATTTGTATTCTTTTTTTTTACAAAAAAAAGAATAAGGAACAAGATGACTCCACATAATAAACATAATCCATAAAATACAACTTCATTATATAAGAATTTTGTAATTGTTTCTACTTTTATTTCCTTATTATCTCCACTAAATATATCAGGTCCAATATCTGGATTTTTAATATCTTCATCATATACTTGTATAGGCATAGTACTATAATACTATCAATATATACAATTATAAAATACAAAAAAAATAATTATATATATTAATACTATATATATATAAAAAAAATTATCAATGAATTTCTCTAAATCTGTTAAAAAATTTCAAAAAAAACTTATGAAAAAAGGTAGTTGGGTACATGTTGCAATTGTTGTAAGTGTTGTATTACTTTTAGTAGGTGTACTTTGGCCTAGAAAGAAATTGGGTATTCGTATGGTTCCAGTAGAAGGAACTACGCACTTCAAAGCTGTTTTAGAACATTTTGTTGAGGGTAATGAACAAGCTGAAGGTAATAAATCAAAATGTATTTTATTTAAATCAGAAAAGTGTGGGCATTGTAAAAATTTAAAACCAGAATGGGACAAATGTAAAAATGATACAGAATTAACTGATAAAATAGACCTTATAGAATATGATTCTACAATACCTGATGATAAGAAAGTTATTGAAAAACAAGGAATTAGAGGTTTTCCCACAATAAGACTTTATTCAAATGGATTTGACCCAAAAGTGAGTAATAATAATAATTTTAAAGAATATAAAGGTGAAAGAACTTATGCTACTATTAAAAAATTTTGTGAATAAAAATTATATAATTTTCTTATAATGTTTCTATATATTTTACACATTCTTGTTTCCCAATATTATACATAGATTCCATTTCTTTTTCTGTAGTTTGTAAAGAAAAAAATCCTTTATGAATCATAATAGAAATAATATTCTTTTTATATTGTAAAGTTGCTTTTTTCATATACTGAATAGAAATTCCTTCTAGTATAGAAAATGTATAATCTTTTATATTTTCTATAGTATTTGTATTTTTTGTAGGTGATGAAATAATACCTAATGTTTCTTTTTTATATTTTTTTCTTATCTTAGAAGGAATACATCTAACTGGAAATGGATCAAATATATGACCATCTACATAAATTTGTGAATTTTTTTGTATATAAGGAAATACAAAAGGGATTCTAGATGTAATACACAAAGCATCAAATACTTTCATATTTGGTGTAGTAGTATGAGAAAAGTATTCTGATTTGGATGATGTAATATTACTTCCAGATATATACAAATGTTTTTTAGAAATAGTATATAATTCTTGAAATGTTATATTTCTAGAAATATGTTTTGTATCAAATGTTTTATACAAAGAATTTTCTAATTCTTTACCATCTCCTATAGAAAATGTATTATATATTTTTGGTAATATTTTCTCTGTATTATTTGTATCATATAATTGAGGACAGAAAGAAGAAAAAGGAATAGTAAGAAACCAATTATATATTTCTTGTAATGTGTATCCAAAACATATAGCGGTGCATATGATACCACCGATAGAAGAACCACTAAGATATTCTAATTCTGTAATACGAAAAGTTGTTGTATTTTCCAATTCTTGTAATGCTCCTACAAAAGAAATTCCTTTTACACCACCGCCAGACAAAACAAGTATTTTTGGTTGATATTCTTTCATATTATGTTTATAGTAAGTATAAATGTCTTTATTACCATTAGATAACGACAATCAAGTTGGACTATATTCCAATAATACAATTGGAACTATTTCAAAACCTCTGATACCAACAATTACACCTAGAACAGAATGTCCTGTAGACCCAAATAATGATTTATTACCACCAGGGTATGCATCTCCTATTGCAGATATGCGTTTTGGACCACCAGAACAAAGTATGAAACGATATTTTTCTTTAACTGTAGATGATATACAAACTTTCCAAAAAGAAAAAATAAAAAAATGGATTAAGGTATATGAAAAAGTATTAGGAAATTGTTTTCGAAAGATACGAGACCATGTATTACGAGATCAAAAATTTTGTTTTTTTCCTGTTCCAGAATATCTTACAGGATTCCCACTTTACAATATAACACACTGTGTATGTTTCATTATTAAAAAATTAAAACAAGCAAGGTTTCAAACAAAATATATAGCTCCAAATATTATTTATATCTCTTGGAGTTCTTCGAATACAAGTAATAGTATTTCTTTACAACAACCTACATTACAACCTAATCAAGAAATAAAAACAATTTCCTACACACCAAATACATTAAATACACCAAATACATTAAATACACCAAATACATCAAATACACCAAATACACAATATTCTCAAAATACTACATATCCAAACCAACATTCATTCCAAACACCACATCAAGTTCAAAACCCGCATCAAGTTCAAAACCCACATCAAGTTCAAAACCCATATCAAGTTCAAAACCCAAAAACACATATACCTTACTCTTTTCAAGAAGAAGACCCTTTTTTATTTGGATGAATAATTTATTTGGATGAATAATTTATTTTGACGATATCCTATCTAATACAAAAATAACAAATAACCCAAATAACAATATATACAATGGTCGTGTTTGCAGGCAATTTGGTAAAGGATTTTCAAAACCCTCTTTTACACGTATGTCCCATTTTCTTTTTGCTAATGTATTATTTATAGTATCATTTTTATATATATTTTCTTCATTACTATTTGTATCAGGGTCTTCAAAAAGTTGTGAAGCAATTTGAACTCCACACGCACCGTTTTGAATATCCACTTTTCTTGATTGTAAGTAGTTCACAATTCTTTTTTGTAATCTTCTTTGACAATCTTTACAAGTATCTATATGAAAAAAGTAATCATTACAGGATGATTGGTTTAGTAAAGAATATGATGAATTATTTTGCAAATGACCTTTGGGATTTTGGCGCAATACCATTTTTTTTGGAGCATCGATAGACTTATACAGAAACTCTTTAGGAGACTCACTTGATTCTATATTCTCATCTATATTATCATCTATATACTCATAATCTTCTACAGAAACACATTCTTCTTTTTTTTGATTTAGTTGATTCGCAAATTCAGAACCATACGCCTCTTCTAAAGAACACATTTGTATATACTATAAAAAATATAAAAAATACATATATTACATACAAAGTAAAAATAATGGATATAATATCCATATGTGTTATATTTGTTTCAATAATATGTATTTTCTTTGTATCAAGAACACCAAGAGGTAAGAAAATAGTTTTACAAATATTTCAAGCTGAATTGAAGTTAAAGAAATATGGAATGCTTGGAATTATAACATATATTATTATTGGCATTATTCTAAATATAACATTATTTCTATATATGCCTGTGAATATTATGTCAGGGTTCCTATTTGGTTTCAAAAAGGGATTTATTATTTCGTATTGTATTGTTATGATATCCGCAATTATTAGTTTTTATATAGCAAAATATTTTTTACAAGAAAAAGTAGAAAAAAATATAGAAAAATATAAAAAGTTATCAGAAATTTATAAAAAACAAGATTCTTTTACATTACAAGATTGGATTACATATGTAATACTTACAAGAGTATCACCAGTTCCTTTTAATTTTTCAAATTACTTTTGGGGAGTTACAAAAATATCTATTGTTACTTTTGTTCTAAGTTCTTCTATTGGTATATTACCTTGGTTCTTTTTTGAAGTACTGGGTGGTTCAAAAATAAAACATATTGAGAAACTATTATAAGTAATGTATATATGTATATATACACATATATACCTCTTTTATATACTCCGTTTATATACACATATATACCTCTTTTATATACTCCGTTTATATACACAAAATATAATCATAAGTATCTATAAAGTCTAATGGGATTTATAGATAAAGTATGGAAAACAAATATACATAGTAGATCTTTATTTGGCTGGGTTATTAAAGAAGAAATATTCGCAGTTTTTTTTCTTCTGGTAATTATCCAATTGTTTCAAAAAAAATATATACAAGAATTACTTATAAAGGATACAAATATACAAGTGTTCTTTGTACTAGTTATTGTTTTTTGTATATATCATAAAATACCTTGGAGTTTATTATTTATGATTGTATCTATTGTTTTCTTTTATATCCAATATTCAAAAGATTTTCCTATAAAAAATCTATATACATTTTTTAGAAAAGAAAAAAAAGAAAAAAAAGTTCGGTTTAAAAAACCATTATGTGAAAGCGTTTCTAAACACATTGAAAGTATATTTAGAAATAATAGTAAAAATGAAGATATAGAGGGTGATACAGATATTGATACAGATATTGATACAGATATTGATACAGATATTGATACAGATATTGATACAGATATTGATACAGATATTGATACAGATATTGATACAGATATTGAAGATGAAACAGAAAATTTAGAATCTTTTATGAAAAATGAGATTCTCTAATTGTATTACATATTGTATTACATATTGTATTACATATTGTATTACATATTGTATTACATATTGTATTACATATTGTATTACATATTTTATTACATATAGTATACACATAATGTTTGAAATTGTAAATAATAATCCACTATTAGCAGGATGCTTTATGGTAATAATGAATTTAGGAAGTAAATATGTACATCTCGATATACCGAATGGTATGCAAATTCTATTTTCACATCCTTGGGTGAGAAAATTAACTATTTTTTCTTTTTCTTATATCGCAACAAAAAATTTTGAAACAGCTACTTGTATTCTTCTATTGTTTGTATTGTGTACAAATTTTTTATTGAACGAAAAAAGTAAATGTTGTATCCCAAAAGTTAAAAAAATGTATTTTGATTATAAAGATTCTAGAGAAATACAGAGTGCGTAATACTTAGTAAAAACAAACATACCTATATAATACAATACAATACACATATGGAATCATTATCCAATAAGGTATATAAAGAAGATGTCCAAAATAATAATATATCTATGGAACCAAATGAATTTGAGAACAAAAGAGTACCACTTGATGGTATAGAGTTATTACTGGATACGGAGAAAGTCCCAGACGATTTAGGAAAAAGAATGGATAATAAGAACATACAAGAAAATAAAAGAGAACAAAAAAATGATGATGATGATGATTTAACAGATCTAGATGATATTATTTCTGATGCTGAATCTATTGGATCTACTATAAAAGAAAACCCTTCGCGGACAAATGAACGTATACAAAGAAGAACTAGAAAAAAAAAGTTTATATTTCAAAAACCATTTCAAAAACCACTTCAAAAACCACTTCAAAAACCACTTCAAAAACCACTTCAAAAACCACTTGCAAGACCATTGTCACCAAGTATTCCTATTTCCCCAGAAAAACCAAATGATGATATTTCTGATATAGAATCAAACCATTCTCATCATACAAAAGAAGAAAATATATATGATAACATTGGTAGAAACCAATCAGATGGAAGTGTTATTTCTGACCAGAGTAGTAATTTTTCTGGTGATGATGATGATTATAAAGAACCCGGTATTGAACCAAAATGGAGGTCTCCATCCGATATGTCCAAAGATGAAATTGTTTCTGAAAAAATGGAACTATTGTATCGTTATGGTCGGTTAGAAGGTAATGGATACAAGTCTGGATTAGAATTGAATATGCGAACCCCTTTAGAAACTTTACGAGCAGAAGTTTCTAAGTTGGAAAGAATGCGACAGGTCCAACGAAGCATTCGCACACAAAGAAAATTACTAATTTCTTTCGCAAGTGGTGTAGAATATGTAAATAAACGTTATAACCCATACAAATTTTCATTAGATGGATGGTCTGGTGATGTTTTAGAAAATGTAGGAGATTATGATGAAGTATTTGAGGAACTACATGATAAATACAAAGATTCGGTAGAAATGGCACCTGAATTAAAATTATTGACTATGGTTGGTGGTTCTGGACTAATGTTCCATTTATCGAATACATTATTTAAGTCTTCTACTCCACAATTAAACGATATTTTACAAAATAATCCAGATATTATGGCACAGATCCAAAAAGAAGCATTACATTCTATGGCGGCAAAAAATGCAAATGACCCTATTTTTGGTATGATGATGAATGGTGTTCAGGAAAAACAACGACAAAGCGCACAACAACCACAATGGTCTGGAAGACCTGGGTATGCTCCTCCTAGAACTTCAGCACAACAACCAATGCAACAACCAATGCAACAACCAATGCAACAACCAATGCCATCCAATATGCAACCAACGCCAAATGTCCGTCAAGTCCCACAAGGACAAGGTATTGTAGACCAAAATATTATGAAGGGACCACAAGGTTTTGATGATATTTTGTCACAACTAAACCCTTCTAATATGTCCCAGACAAAACTTATGTCTGATACAGAAGAACCCGTTCAAGTAAGAGAAGTTCATACAAAAGAAATTCGTGCTAGACCACAAACAAGAACATCTCAATCAAGACCCCCTCCTAAAAAAAGAAAACCCACTAAGAAAAATATTATTGATTTAGATTAAAAGAATTTTTTTTGTATATTAAGATGGTTGAGCAATAGATGTTTGTAAAGTACATTTAGGACTCCATATCCCGTTTTCAAACATATATATTGTACTGGTTGAACATTCAAAAAGAACATTACACTCTCCTGATAATACTTTTTCTACAATAGTATTTTCATTGTTATTTTCTAAATAAATAAATTCTTGAAAGTTTTCATCATATCTAATAAAAAAACATTTTGTATATTCTTCTGGAGGAATACATATACCATATGTGGAATAAAATTCATTTAATTCATCTATAACATTTTGAACATCACCAGAACTACTACTTGCAGTAAGAGGTGGATTAGGATTAAATTGCGAAGATATACCATTTGTAACTAGACAAGCATTTAATGCTTGTTTTTCCTTAATATATGTTTCATATTCAGCTGTATGATCCATTTCCCCCATACCAGCTACAATTTTAAAATCTTCTAATGAACTTCGTAAATTTCCATACCTCACATCACATCCACTATACTGGTATAATTTATTATCAATGATAATATAATTATTATTATCCATACTTCCTTGAAAATCATTTATATCACTATGAAGAATTTTGATTTCATCTGTACAATTAAATAATTTTCCTTTATTTTGAGATAATAAACAATTATTACAGACTTGTTTCTCAAGTTTATGTATTTTTGCTGTTAAACAATTTATGATTTTACATATATTAGAATTAGACATTTTGTATATAATATATATATATATATATAATAAATGCCAAAGTGTAAAAATAATCCTTCTAGGAGTTATAAGGGAACAGAACCCTCGCCAAAAGGATTAGGGTATTGTGCGAGTGGTGAAAGTATTGGTAAAAAACGGAAAGGTTATGATGGAAAAATGTGGATTGTCAAAGAAGTTAAGAGTGGAAGCGGAAGGTGGGTGAAAGTAGGAAACTCCGGTATATCCGAAAGAAAAGGTAAAATATATTATATATATTTTGAGGGTATATATGATATACCTTATATTGTGTATATAGCAAATAATATAACAAACAATATAACAAATAATATAACAAATAATACAGCAACTATTTATACAAAACCAAATAAGTATATACAACCAAGTATAACAACAAGTAAAAAATATCAAGAATATGTTAAAGAACATTATTGTAAAAAAGTAAAAACATTTACATTTCTAAAAAAATATATAGTACATAATACGATATTATTACAAATTACCAAAAATACATATATTCATATATGGAATAATATTGTAAAATTTACGATACAAGATACAATTCAAAAATATTATGCAGATATTCCAGGAAGTTATGCTATACCACTGGCATTTGGTACAAAATATGTGTATGATATGAGAACTATACCAATTATACAAATACCTATTTCATATTTTGAAGATTGTAAAACAAACAAGGAAAAAGAAGAATCATATGAAATTATTCGAAAAAATAACTTATATAGGTATGGTAAAAAGATAAAAAGTGTAAAATTGTAATTATATATATATATTCATATAGAACCTTTATTTATTTTTCCTAAAAAACCAGCCGAATTATCATTAATCGGTATAGGTATTCTACATACTAATTCATGTAGAGGCGAATCTACTAAATCTTTATTTATTTCGTTTAAAAAATATTCTTTACTATAATCTAACATTTCAGCCCCATATTTTGTATAACCATATGCGTTAAAATTTGAATACCAAAATAATGGAATCTTATTCGTTTTATTTAATACATAATCTAAAAATGTACCAAAATCAAATACAAATGTTCTTAATTCATTAAAACTATTTGAATTTTTTGAAAAAAAATTATAGATATTATCTATTTTATTTTTTTCTATTAATCTAAAATAAATACCATATTGTGTTGTACCTACTATTTTAGCATTTTTTATTTCTATTTTTGAGTTTTTCATTTTTTTTAAATCTTCATTATTTTCACCATACTCCCTTTCTAAGTCATTGAATGAACCCATTGGCACTAATTCATCAAGAATAGGTTTATCATATCTACTCCGAGTACATAAATAATAATTTTCTAAAATATAATTTTTATTGTTATTATTATTGTTATTATTACTTTTATTATTGTTATTATTACTTTTATTATTACTATTATTATTGTTATTAATTTTACTTAATACTTCATATGGATTATTCCCCCCCCCTTCTGTTTATATGTTTTTTTTGCTTTTGTTAAAGCTTCCTTATAAGTAATTTTATGTTTTTTAGCATATTTCTTAACATGTTGTATCCATTTATTCATTTTTATATAATATATATTGTATAATAAAAAAAAATATGGGAAATAGTGCATCACAAGATATACTGTCAAAACATACTATATCTTTTACTGCTATTCCGTCTATAACATCAAATGATATTACAAATACTACTTTTTCAAAAATAAAAAAGAAAATAAAAACGAGAGGATTAAAAACTTTTTTTACATATGCTTCCAATGGGGGTTCTTCTTATAAAACAATTATATCACATTATATAAATTTTACAACAAAGAGTGTTACATATAAAAATAATATGTTTTTGGTTAAAGGAACAATATTATTAACAAAAAACAAGAAAAAAATACAATATATGCCAAAAAATCTAATAACAATTAATAATTATAAAAAATTTATAAAAAAACAGATACCACATTCTTCTAAGAGTGGCGACCCTATTCAAACAATTGATAAAAAATACCATGTATGGATAGATAGAATAGAAGATATTGATATTGTATAAAAAGATTCTAAAGGTATACCGGTATGTTACATACAAATATAAAACTATAATTATATTACTATTTACTATTTTTATGATTTTTTCTTACATCCTGGGAAATAGTTCATCAAATGCATCCAGAGTTTCCGATTCTAATAACCGTACTACTTCCGAGAGGAAATCCTCTTTCGACAGATTAGCGAGGCTGGAATCATTGTCCAACCACTCTTCTACCTCGAACCTCTCCTCGAGACTCACATTCTTCCCGGTCTTATCGACCTGGAAGTCGAATGGACACTCCTTGAAGTCTAGGAGTTCGAGGAGAAGGTGAGCAACAACCGGCTGGTTGCACGTCATAAGCTCCCTCATTTTTTTCTCGACGCCGTCGAGATTAAGCTCCGCGAAATGTTTGAAAAATTCGCGAAGCTTTTTACGAATTTTCTTCCTCTCCTTATCGAACATGACTTTTGTCATGCCAAGATTCTTAAAGGCACGTCTGCCATCGTTGAACTCGGTCTCTCCGAAGAGGTGAGGCCCAAAACGATAAAACGTGTATTCTATCGCGTCATAATCGCGCGTATCCGCGTCCGACCACGGAAATATCTCGTGGTGGGAGGAAGAGCCCTCTCCGTGTCAATTTTTTTTTATATATATTGATATCGTATAAATATTTACTTTTACATATTATATAATGTCGGTCTGTAAAAATATAGCTGTATATTCTAAAAAAAATATTTCATATGAACCTATATATAAATATGGTAAACTAGTTGGAAATAAGTATATATATGAAATAAACGGCGATGGGACATTTTCAAAAAAAAAACATAAAATATTACAGAATTATGAAAAAGTTAATATTCCAGAAATATCAAAACCTTTTCTAAAAGAATTATATAAAAAAGAATACAAAAATATAGTTTCTTTTATTATTGATAAAAAAAAACATATTACTACAGAAAGTATAATAGGAAAAGTATCAAATAAAAATAGGTATATTTATAAAGCACTTGGGTATAATCAATTTGAAAAAAAAGTATCAGAGGTTCCTAAAGAATATAAAAAAGTTCCTATAGATAATTATTACAAAAGAGAAATAGAGAATTACTATTGTAAGAATAAAAATCCTGAACCAAAATTTGATGGAATAGAAGTAAAAAAATGGCTTCAAAGAACAAGTAATAAGTCATTGACAATAAAAGATATTAGGAAATTGAAAAAAGGGGATATAATCAAGATGGTTGTTTTTGATAGAAATTTATATGATACATTAGATTATTCTACAAAACCAAATACATTATATACACCACAATATTTTTTTAGAAAAAGTATAGTAAAATATACACATAATAAAGATTTAACAGGAAAATTACAATTTGTACATGATACTATTATAGATGATTTTGAGTTTGATATAGAATTCAAACCAAATAATTGGTACCCACTAACAAATGGTATTTTACCAAAGAAAGATTCTCAAGGTTTTATAAAATTATTAGGAAAAGATAAAAAATGGCAAGATTTTTCAGAAAATACAAGAATAGGTTGGAGAGGTCATATGATACAATTAGATATTGTAAAGAAACTTCCAAAAGTATATAGATATGAACCATAAATAATTTATACATAGTGTATAGTGTTATAATGAGCAATACAATACATATGTATGATTTTTATACACGTATTATGGATATTCGGTATAATAAAAGAAAAGTTATAAATACACTTAAAAAAATTTGTAAAAAAAAAATAGTACATAAGAAAACTTTATACTCTTTACTTATTCGTGTTCAAGAATATATTGTTTGTTTATATTTTGATATAAACCCACTTGAAAAAACAAATATTACTGTATTTTTATCTTGTGATACTATTACAGATAATCAAGGTATTAGTAATGTAAGTTCCTTTGATATAAATTTTACAGAAAATATAGCAGAAGATGATTATATTTCAAAATACAAATCAATATCACATAATACAAATATTCAAAGACACGGTTTATTTAATATTCATATAATATTATTATTATGCAGAATATTTGGAGTATCTAGATATATAATAAACGATAGTAGTGATATATGGAATTATAATTTTGTAAAATATAGAAAGTCATATTATCAACGAGTTGGTTTTGTTCCTCTTCATACAAAAAAATATAACAAAGCAATTAAGATAATTAATAATTTGACAATTAATGAATATAAAAAAATGTATTATGATAAATTTCAAAAGTATCCTGATATAAAAATGCTACAAGGTAAAAAGTTTATAAAATCATTAGAAAAATTATCAAATAATTCAAAAAATAAAAACATATTATTAGGTTCCCTATTTATTGATTTGAAACTAGTGAATATTTTTGATTTAACAAATTTACAATATAAGTTTCCTAAACATAAAATATACTCGGAAAACTATTTTAATGCGTATAATTTACAATATATTCAAAAATAAATAATTTACCTTTATACATTATATAATGCCAAAGTGTAAAAATAATCCTTCTAGAAGCTACAAGGGAACAGAACCCTCTCCAAAAGGATTAGGGTATTGTGCTAGTGGTGAAAGTATTGGAAAAAAACGGAAAGGGAAAGATGGGAAAATGTGGATTGTCAAAGAAGTTAAGAGTGGAAATGGAAGGTGGATGAAATACAATGTATATAATATTGAAAAGATAAGAGAACTTTTATTGAAAAAGATGTATACATGGTGGTATCTATTGTCAACCGGTCATATTGTTATAATTGATACAAATAAAAAATATAAAATTGTAAAATTACAAAAAAAAAAGTATGATGTAAGTTGGAAAGAGTATAGTAAAGATACAAATACAAAGTATATTCTATGGAGTGGAATGAGTGTTGATGATCTTTATTATTTTATAGAATATATATTGTATAAATGTACAAATCAAGTAATAGAACAATTTGTAAAAGAAAAAGATACTTTACAACTTATTATGGAAAATGTTATAAAATATTGTGTGAAAGAAGAATTTTATTCTGGGAAAGATTATATTTTGAAAAACTACCAAGAACCTTTTTTCAAAAGCAAAAAGAAAAGAGAAGTAGAAGAAGAAAGACGTAAAAAGAAATTAGAAAATAAGTTACAAAAAAGTAAAGTATTATGTAGAATTATGAAATAAGTTAATATTATATAGTATATACAAAATGATTACATCTAATAAAGATATAATTAAAATTAATAAGAATATAAAAAAATATGGAATATTAATTTATAAAAAAAAATGGGTTCCATCTAAAAATATTATAGAAAAAATACATAATTTAGTAAATAAATATAATATACAAGATAATAATATATTTAACAAATATTGTAAATTATTAGATAAATATGTAAAAACCTATCATAATCATTCTTATATTATTTGTAATAAAAAAATAATAGAATATAAATGTAATAAAAAAAATAATAAAAATAATATATATATAAAATCATTACCAAAATGTTTACAAAAATATTATTATATAGAAAGACCATTTCCAGATTTTTATTATAATAATAAAAATAAAATTGGAAAAATTGTATTCTATCACTATAGGGGGAATGATAAAAATGATAATAAAAAATATATTAAATCTATAAACTTTTATTTACAAAATAATACATTAAAAGGATTAATATTAGATTTTCGTTGTCATATTGGTGGAAATATGTGGCCAACATTGAATTCTTTACATTCTATTTTACAGAATGTTCCATTGTTTGCATGGTCAAATAATATTAATAATAATAAATATATTTCTTTAACTAATAAAAAATATAAAAATGGAAATTTTAAAATAAAAAATATTACAATAACAAATTATAATAATACTATAAATTGTTCGTATCCAATAGCTATTATAATAGGAAAATATACTTCTAGTTCAGGCGAAATAGTTGCTTCTTCATTTGTAGGTAAAACAAACACTAAAACATTTGGTGAAAAAACATCTGGTTTTTTAAGTGCAAATGCAGATATTATTATAAATGAAAATATTAATTTAGTATTAACAACATCATTGCTTAAATTAACTAATGGTGTATATAAGGAATATATAATTCCTGATAAAAAAACAAAGTCTCCAATAACAGATGCTACAAAATGGATATTGGAATATAATAAAATAATAAAACAAAAAAAACAATTAAACATAATATAGAAAAAAATAATATAGATGATATTGTTTTATATTTAGCTATTACAAAAACATTACAAAAAAGTAAAGTATTATGTAGAATTATGAAATAAGTTAATATTATATAGTATATACCATATACATTTTTTTATCGAGAAATCTTAGATAAAATATTACTAAAAATATATTAAATTTAATATACTTATATATTATAATAATAAAAATGAAATTACAAAAGATTCACAAAAAAATATATATTATAATCTTTCTATTATGTATAATTTTAGTTAGCATATTTTCTGGTGTAGTTCAAGTTGAACACTTAGATAGTGATTCAGATAGAGTAACATATATAAATCATGTTATAGGTAATACTATTAAAGAAATATTTAATGAATCTTTTAAGGACAATAATTTTAATCCAGAATTATTCAATCAAAAAATAGTTAGATTAGAACATAAAAGTGTAGAGAATTATCCAAAATATATAATTTCAGATGATGATGGTACTATAATTAAAACGCATAAATATACATATAATGATCGTTATGATAAAGATTTCAAGAATATAAAAAATATGATTATAAACCAGATACAGAGTATTTATTCCACAGAAGACATAAATAATAAAATAAAAAATTATTTAGGAATAGAATGATTTTATATATACTTTTACTATAAAAAAGACCTATTATGTATTATGTAATATTATAGTATTAGTTTTTTTTATTTTTATATTTTTAGTTTTTTTCCATAAATATCCTTCAGGTTGTGATAAACTTCTATGTTTATAAATAAATGTAGATGTTGCGTCAATCCCAATAATATTTCTTTTATTCATTTCTCTAATAAAATTATTATACCCTTTGTATGTTTTTTTTAATTTTTTATATTCATTAATATTTTGTTTTGTTATTTTAACTATTTTATTTTTATTTCTTGGATTAAATGATTTCGTAAATAAATGTTTAGGTATATATATTTCATAAATTATATATCCACCATAATCTTTACTAATCTCTTTTTCAATATTATACCAAAAAGAATTTTTCTTGGAAAAGAAAAATGGTCTATTTTTTATAAATCTATTTTCAACTTCTGAAGATATAATTCCTCTATGTATTTGATAATATGTTGGCATTATAAATTTTATGTATGTACTATATATATAATATGAGTAATAATTCACACCCCCCCCCCCGAAGTATAGTAATACATGAAAAGAAGGAAGGTAATAAAACATTGTCTAAATTGTCTTTCGAAACAGATAATCTTGGTCAATATTATTTAGCTTATAGAACATTATCCCCTTTTTCTACTGTAGGACCTACACTTTCAGAATTAAAACAAAGGATTTGTAATTTAGATGAAGAAACTGGGAGACCAATAGAACAACCACCTCCTAATTATAATAATGCGCGTCAACCACCTCCTATACCTTCTTCACTTCCACCAAATTTACCGAAGGGTGGTAAAAAAAGAAAATCAAAAGCTACAAAAAAAGCTACAAAAAAATCTACAAAAAAAGTAAAACAAAAAAAATACAAACACAAAGACCACTATCACTTAAGTCTAGAGACAAAAAGAAAATGTAAAAGATAAAATATTCTATATTGTATATACATAAAAATGCCTATTCCAAAAATATTACATCTAATATGGTTTGGTAAAATGTCTCAAAAAATATATAATACTATACATACTATTTCTGAAAGTAATAAAGATATTTCTATTTTTATATGGGTATATGATACAGAATATGTAAAAAAATATACATTTTATAAATCTAATATATATATAAAATGTGTAATTTGCGAAAAAACATATATGCAAGATAGAGTTCTTTTTTGGTTAAAACAAAAAAAATGGAAGAAATTAAGATATGCAGCAGCGAGTGATTGTTGGAGATTTTATGTTCTTATGAAATATGGAGGTATATACAGTGATATAAATAATAATATAGGTTCAATCCCAAAAAACTTTTTCAAAAATGATATATGGTTGTTACATAATAAAAAATCAAAAGATGTATTTCCTTCATTAATGGGTGCAAAGAAGAACCATATTCTATATAAAAAAGCTGTTTCACTTTTTATTAGATTACATTTTACAAATTCGCATATAAAAAAAATTAGAGGAGATAAAAATAAATGGAAATTTATTTGTCAAACTGTAAATTTTATATTATATACTATTTTTATAAAAGATAATCAGTATATTGGTAATATACATATAACCGATGCATATAAAATATATCATAAAAATAAATGTACAAAATGTAATATAGGTTCTGGATTATCTTCAAAAATAGGTTCAATTGAGAATATTAAAAAAGATTATATAGATCTTATACATGAGTTATCTACTAAACCACTCCAAACACATTAACAAAGAATCAGTTAAGTCATCTTTTTTCTTATGAGACATTAAATACTCTTTCATTTCAGGACTTGTTTCTACACATAGTAATGCATAATAAAAACATAATAACTTTCGTTTGGTATATTTGTTTTTAGTTTTTTCTATTCTTTCCTGATATTCTCTGTAATAGGATGATGTAATCCAAGAATCATCCTTATCTGGTAATTTTTCTTTTCGTTTAGCATTCACATTATAAACTTCTATTTTCTTTTCTGCAGAGTGTAAAAAAGAAAAATACGAAAATATCATCATTTGAATGGATTTCATAATAGGATTCATAAGTGCAGGTTGATTTTCTACTAATACAATATCTACATCTTGTAATGTAGGTCTTTTATCAAGTTCTTGTTTTATACGTGTAGCATATTCAAAAGGATTTCTATTTTTTACCTTTTTAGGTTTATATATAATAGAGGTCGGTGTCTTATGTTTTTTACAATAAAAAACCTTCTCTTCTACATTTTGTTCAATATAAATACCTTTATGGTTACACTTCTTGTTATTTTTATTTGACGATGAACATATATGTTTTTTTTCTGCATCATTATATAAATTAATCACTTCCCAATCTATAATATTATACCCATAGGATGTAGGACAACCTTTATTTGTTTTAGAGAGAATACAATAGGATAAATTTTTTATCCCAATATCCCAAGCAACAATTGTATTTTTTTGTTCTGTTTGATTATTCATTTTTTTGAAACTTCAAGTTCATATAATGTAGTAATGTTTTCTTTTTATCTATTAATGGTTCTTTCCGTTTAAGCTTAATATTTTGAGAAGCTTTTTCTACCCTTTTTTCATCTAATGAAATAGAAGCATCTTTTTGGTGGATATTACTATCGAGTAAAGCAGAATAACTCTTTTCCACAATTTCTATAGTAGGAATAAGAGAAATCATAGGGGGGTGTAAAATATTATATTGTCTTGTATTTGTATAAGAATTACGAAATTCTTCAATTGTCATATTACCACCAAAGACTTGTAATGTTTCTTTAGGTGGTGCAAACTCTATTTTTTCAAAAATATTTTCTTTTATAAGTTTTTTTCGTAATATATGTAGCAAATTATAAGAATTCCATTTCTCATTTTCATGAATTATATTATTAGAGAACAAATGGGAAACAGAACATTCAAAACTACAATAACACCCTGTTACATGAAATGTCTTATTTGTATAAGATAATGGAATAGCAACAGGTGGTGTCGTAAAAGAATGACAGCACCAGAAACACCATATATTTGTGGAAGATGGCCATGTATTATTCTTATTAGCATTGGAAAACTCTTTCATTGTTTCAAATATATGATTTTCTTTTTTACATTCTATCTTTTCATCCGATACTTGTACATGTGAAATATCTAAACTATAGTTCCTATAAAATGTCTCTTCTATATTATTTTTCGGAAATGGCGAAGATGGTGTTTTATTACGTGTTGAATTTTGAATATTATCTGGTATAGTTGGAACACTATAATGAATACTATTTGAATTAGAAGGACATGGTTCTTTTGATTCAAAAGAAGAAAATATAGTAGTATTGTCTACTGTATAAGAAACATTCTCCGAACACTCTATAGTATTATTACTATTAATAGTATCATTATTAGAAACAATTATCTTTGATTTCATATATTCTTCAATGTCCTTCTTTTGCAACTTCAAATGAAGGATCACATGAGGTTCTATTTTTTCAATACTCATTCCTGTATACTATGAAATTAGAATACTTCTTTATGTATCCTTGTATAATTATATAAACATGTAAAACTATAGTATATACTAAGATGCGTCAACAAACTATTACCAAATGGGTATCGGAAAAGGAGGAAGAAAATTATTATTTTGTATCTATATGGAACTCTTCTTTGTCGAATCCGGTAGAAACCTATTGGACAAAGGAAAAGCCAAAAAAATATTGGAAAAAGATGATAAAAATTGGATATCGTGAAGTTATATTATATTCATCTTATATTCCTACGGAAAGTGATTATAGTTCTTTTTATGAACTTGAAAAATATACTTCTTTCTTGTTATCACATTTGCAAAAATGTGTAAGAAGAAATAATTATAGAATGGCGGTTCATACAGCAGAAATATTATTAGAAGTTTCACCAATATCCTTTTTACGAAGATTGCCAATTATAATGATAGAAGATTCTTATATACATTATTCATTACATACAATAATATGGTTATTATGTATTGTGTCTAATGGATTAAAACTGGAAGAAAATCAAAAAAAATGGTTATTGGGTGTAGTATATATTATATCTTCTTGTACATATAAAGAATATATTGAAACAAGTAAGTTTGTGTTTTCTAAAAAAATTACAACTATTCATACAAAAAAAAAAGAAATACAGAATATTGTATATTCTTTAGAAGCTAGAAGAGTGTATGGTGGTATGAAAGGTGATAAGATAATGATAGAATCGTATATGAATCACTATTATACTATAAATACAGTATGGGATACAGTATTTTATAAAAAAGTTATACCGATATATCAAAAATCGATTATATCTAAACAATATGATTGGGTATATGAAGCATATGATTTTCATTGTTCTTCTTTTTTATTGGATACATTAGAGTGTGAATATCCACAATATTCGAAAGAAGAATACAAAGAAATGATATGGAAAAATAGTTCATCGATAACTTATAAGCAAGTGATACAATTTCAAAAAAATATGTATATACCATATGAAATGAGATATACATATATTCAAAAAAATTGGACTGTTATAAAATCATACCTTCAAAAAAAAGCAAATGCGTATGTATATTATATGATACAAGATATACATCAATATATTCCTGAAATTATACAATTATAATTATTTTTGTAAAGATACATATCGTTTGTATTTAGTAACAATCTTTTGTCCTTTAATCATTTTTACAATAGGTTTATCTAATTTTTCTGTATATCCTTTGTAAGGACCATATGTTTTCTTGTCAGAACCCCTTGTAACTTCTTTAATCGTAAAAGTAAGCTTACATGATTCATCCTTCATATTTTTTCTTTGACAAATCCATTTAAAAGCATTTTTAGCCCCTGTTTTTGGATCAGCACCCTTATAAGGAGCATCATTATCATATTTTTGACCATTTACTTCTACAACTTTAAATCTCCTTGTATTACTCCATATTTTTTTACCACGAACTTCTTTCACTTTCCATGTTTTACCATTATCTTGTTTCATAGAATATCCTACATTATAATCATTTGGATTATTTGTCGGTTTTCCACCTCCACTTTGAGAAAAAGGACATTCTCCACCATTCTGTCTATAAAAAGTATTAATCATCCCACCTAATTGTTTCAAGTCTTTTTGAAATTGTTTTTGGGTATATCTTGGCATAGTATATTAATAGTTATTATTTTTTTTGAAATATATACATTCCAAAATCAGATATACCAAGCGAGTGTAAATCAATAACTTCTTTTAATTCAAAATTATGTTTTGTAATAAACGAAATCATTTTATTAGAAGGAGGAATCCATACATTTGTAGTTTTTACTATATGTTTATCTTTTGTGATAACATATTTTTCACAGTATCTATACCAATACATTTTACTTTTCTCTTTTTCCCACCAAGCTTCGTGAGAAAATCCTTCAAATTGTGTAAAAGATACTTTTTGATTATTTTTACCTTTTGTGTATTGGGAATACGATTTTGTCCCGGGGTCTAATTTATCTGGATAAAATATATGGAATACACAATATCCACCGGGGACTAACCACTTGTAATAGTTTGTTAATATTGTACTAATATCATTTGGTGTATTATGATGTAATGTTTCAAACAAGGTTAGAATATGAGTAAGTGATTCTGGTTTGTATATTTCAGGAATAGTAAGATTGGTGCATAATAAATCTGTTCCTGGGTTTCGTATCTCTGCTCTGGAAATCATATTTTTAGAAATATCAATTCCTTCAATCATTATAGTTGGAATAAGTTCTTTTATGATTTGAATATGTCTCCCTGTTCCACAACCAGCGTCTAATACTCTTGATTTTTCATCTATTTTTGTCTTATTTTTAATTTGAATAATATTATCTCTATAAAAAGAAGGTTCATCCATAACAATTTCAAAAAAACGACAATATGTTCTTGAATTTGGATCAGGAAACATTTTTATTTTTTCTGTATCTTCCCTGTATTCTGTTAAGCGTTTTTCACTAAATCCCTCATACAACCTATAATTATCAATATCATATTCTGATACAATATAATATATAAATACAGTTCCTATAAAAAAACATACAGGTATAAAGTTCGTATATTTCATATTTATATTATACACCAATAATATATATATTATTAGCATACTATGACCGAACAAAAAAGCAAAGAATGGATTAAAAGTTATATTCAATCACTTATAAAAGAAGTTGAAGGTATCCCAAAAGAAAAAAGAGAAAGTGTAGAATTTCGTATTTCTATGGCAAAAAAACACGATACATTTAATAAAAAATTTCCATCTCTTCTAATGATGGTTATTGATAAAGGTTCTAGTTTTGATCATGCAAGATTAGAACCCATGTTAGACTTAATGACAGGTGTTCAAAATGGGTCATTGGATGGAGATGAGGTGGATAAGAGACTAGGACAAGAATATTTTGATAAATATATAAAACCAAATATTCAAGAATAAGTTATATACTATATAATACATTAGAAGATGTACTCATATAATATCCCCTGAATATCCGTCGGTAAAGGGGTATTATCTATATCTACTTTTTCTTGGAATTTCTTTCTTTGTATATCTGTTTTTATAAAAATATTTTCCATTAACCATTTTTCTTTTGGTTTTTGTAAAAAAATAGAAAAAGGGATATTCGTTCTTATAAAAATAGATTTTGTGTCCCAAGGTATAACATGTATTGTATCTGATATAATGTTTATATCATATATTTCAGTAACTCTTTTCATATCAAAAAAGGAGTGAAACAGGGAAATTATGTGAATAGAGGGGTTTTCATGACGTGAGACTTCTTTTTTTATAAAAGCTTTTGTATCCCAAGGTAATGTTGGATTTGTATTTATAATATTCCAAGGAAACAATACAGTTAGGATTTCCATATCCCATGGCAATTTTGGCGTCATATTTATAAATAATGTCATATCTATTAGGTCTTCTTCATTTGAATCAATTATATCATAAAAGTTCTGCATTTCCCATGGTAGTTCTGGGTTTTCTGTGATAATATTAAAATTATTATATATAGTAATTTTTTCCCAATTAATATTTTTATCCTTCAATTTGTATAAGATTGAAGGGGGACAATAGTGTATAGTGTTCCTATTTTCTATATCTATTTCTTTTTCATACAAGTTCCATGAAAAACCTGGATTGTATGATATACATTCCCAACTTACAAAGTGTGTAAGAAGTTCAAAGCACAAAAAATGAGAAATATTGCTAATTGCATTTTGTATTATTAATTCGTCTGATACTCTATATTTTTCTGTAATAATTGTTTTTGTTTCTTCTATATTTTCTAGAGATTCCATTGTATTTGTATTTCTTTTGATTATGTCAGTAATATGTTCTGGAGAAGAATACTGAATAATATGTTTTATTGTATCTTTATCAATATACGGACTTGGTATTCCATCAAAACAAAATGTAGCTAGTGTGGCTTTTTTCCGATTCCATTTTTGACCAGGACATACAGTGTGCATTTGTTCAAGTTGATGTAAATCAATATCTTCTCTTTTAGAAATAATACAATAGTTCCATGGCAATTGTAGATTATTCACAATATCTTCCATAGAAGAAGTTCCTGAGCATTTTTCCATATCTACCATATCAGTGAATAAAAGTATTACTTCAATTGGTATTATCTGTAATTTCTCAAATTGTTTCCTCATCCTTTCACTACAATCAGACATCCTTTCACTACAATCACTAATCTTTTCAAATATGTTACGATATCTCAAATTGTAGTAATATTGTATAGTATGATACTTGTATATAATTGTTATATTATCAATTTTTTTACTATACAGATATATATATATATATGAAAACCATTGGAACAACATTTGGATTTACAAATGGTATTATTACTATTTTATCACTACTATTTGGATTATATGCTACAAAAGTACCTAAAGTTGGAATAATTGGAGCTATTTTAGCCCTTTTAATCACAGACCCTCTAAGTGATGCATATTCTATGTATATATCTCAAAAAGATACATCTATAAACTCTTTTCGTATTGGTCAAGAAGCATTTTACTCACAAATGGGGGTACAATTATTATTTTTATGTATTATTATATTTTCTAAATCATTATATCAAGGTATCATATTGTGTTTTATTACAGGAATAAGTATGGTTTTTATATATGATAGATATAACAAGGAAAGTATCCAAGATACAGCAAAACATATATCTGTTATATGGTTTTTAGTAATACTCACATATTATATTGATACATATGTATACAAATATTTTTCTTAATGTTTCCAATTAGAAGGTATATTTGATGTTTTTGGGGTATGTTTTTGTATAAAAGAAATAAAAGTTTTTTGTGTATTTGTGTTTTCAAATATTTTTACAAATTTCTTATAATCTTTTGTATATAACTCGTGGATAGATGGGTATAAATAGGAATTCTTACATGTTGGTGGATTATGATGTAACTCTTTAGCGGTTTCTTTTAAGGTTTGGACAAAGTTTTTTTTTTGTTCTTGTTTTGTAGAATCTGGAGAAAATGTGTTACGAATTTTTTCTAAAAAAAGTATATTTGCGTGATAGGTTCTAAAAGATTTCGCAGATATGGTATTGGATTTTCCTATTTTTCGTAAAAAGTCATTAATATCTTTACCGGTAATAGTATCTTTTTTTGTTTCTAATATATAATTGGTTCCTACAATAGAAGATAGTTGTAATAGCATTTTTGAAATTGAAGGAGATGTAATAAAACATGTATTTTGGACTTTACTTTTACCCATAAAAGACAAAGATACACACGTCCCTTGCTTACATGGTTTTTTTTGTATATGTTTTTTTTGTAATGTAGTTGTTCCATAAGAACCTGTATTTTCTAAGTGTTTTTCATTACCAGGTCGTATTTTACATATATCTAGTAGGCTAATTGCTAGTGCTACAAGTTGTTCTTTTGTTGTAATTGTATTATTTTTTGGTAAGATACTATGGACTTTTTTCATAATAGTTGGATATGCTTTTACAAAATCAATTAGACCAATAAATTTCTTACGTGTACGTTCTTGGATCCATACAGGATGATACCCTTTCTGTATTCTTTCCCTTTCATCTCTAGCATCGTATTGTATCTTTGATGTAGAAGAGTATATTCGCACATTCTTGTATGCAGGGGGTATTCGTAAATTATGTAATTCTTGTATTTTTTTTGAATCTGTTATTTTTTTCTTATCATTCCAGTAATAGTAGTATTTTTTTTTTACTATTTTTCTAGTAATAGGGTATTTTGACGACTTAATAGGGTATTTTGACGACTTAATAGGGTATTTTGACGACTTAATAGGGTATTTTGACGACTTAATAGACATATTATTTCTATTACTATAATTATAGTGCTTGAAATAATATAGAATGAGTCATAATTATATAATGTGTAAGCATAATCAAAAAATAGGAAATGGTTTCATATGCTCTCAATGTTATATGGAAACATCTATTGATAAACCTAGAGAAGTATATGTACATCTAGAAAATACACAATTGTATCCTTCTGTTACAAATGAACATTGTACTAGAGAAAAGAATAATAGAACCTCTTATACAAACAATTCTTTTATACATCGTTCTATAGATGTTTGTCCAAGAACAACACAAGAAAACGGTACATATTCAAATTCTTCATTCGGAATAAGCACTAGAGGAAATAGAAAAAATACAAATATTCATCAGAATAACCATCTAGAAAGAAGTTTTGTAACACCGGATACACGATACGGTAATCGTTTTTTTGAAGAAAAACCTACTATGACACGAAATAATAATACTCGAGATATTGGAAATCAGCAAGTATCTCAATTTCAACAAGAGACCCACAAGATAGAAAAAAAGGAAAATCTATTTATTCCAAGGTTTACTAATTTCTTATAATATACTTAAACAATTATAAATACATACATTTATACTCAAATAATTAGTATTATATAACAAGAAAGATGAAGTACGATATCCTCCAAAGAACATGGAACAATAGAAAAATTGCGTGGATCCAAAGTGTGTCCTCTGCTAGATTTGCAAAATACAGTATAGAAAAAAGAGAAATTGGAAATAAACTTATATATAATGAACGTAATGGGTATTATGACAAAAGAGGTAAAAATGTAAGAGACGTATATGTAAGAATGGTTCCTGTATTAGAAAAACTAGATAGTAATAATAAACCAGTTGTAAATGAATGGGTACACTTCCCAGATACTAAAGAAGCAAATGAGTATAAGAGTTATATATCTATAGAAGGAAATATAGGTTTTCCTAAAAAACCCTTATCTAATGAAGAAGTTTGCGATAGCACTTTAGTTACATAAAAAATTGAATATATAGAAATGAGATAGTATACATTATATATCACATAGATTCTATATATTAGTAAACCATCTCTCCACGAAAGATGTGTCGTTTTCAAGTGGAAAAGTGTAGCGAACAACGTGTGGTACGTGACATCATTCATGCTATACGTGATAATGACGTTGGGCTCGCATGTGAAATAGCTTTAGAAGCTATCCGCAATCGAACTATTACAGTGAGATGTTCATCACATGGAACTAACGTGAGATCGGACTCGGGTTACTTTCTATGTGAGTCTCCATATTGTGATCATAACGGCGGCTCTCAAAATACAATGAGCTTTGACACACTAGCATACCGCTACGTGAATGCCTTAGTAGTGAAGCTTAAAAAACAATTATAATACAGAATACTTATACGTCGTGTCAAACATGTCTTTAATTCCAGTATAATGTGTAATTACAAGTATATGTTTATACGAGGTATTTAGTATTTTTAATAGTCTTTCTAATTTTTTAATATTATGTGTATCTACTACATCCAGCCCTTCATCAATAATAAATAATGTTGATTTAGATATAAAAGAGTACTTCTGTAATGCAGCTTTACATGCAATATGTGTAATAAATGTTTCATATCCAGATAATTGTTCTATATCTAAATCTATATTATCCTTATGTGCTATAAACTGTATATTGTTTTTTTCTACTTGAATAGAAATACGAAAATCTACAATAGAAGAAAGACAATAGTTCATATACTCTTCAATATACGATATTTTAGTATGAATACATTTTTTAGGTATATTGTGTTTTCCAACTAAATTCATATATTTTGTATACATTTCTATATCATCTTCTATATCCTTTTGTTCTTCACGAAGTTTTTGTATTTTGTTTTTTATATCTGTTTGTTTTTCCTGCTCTTCTATAGTATGTTTTATAGAACAAGACACTTCTATTTGATATTCTTTATACATAGTATATTTTGTATCTAATTCAGATAATTCTTTATTATATTTTTCAAGGGTTTTTGTAAATTCTTTTATATTTTTTTCTAAATCTTTATTTATATTGTATATTTTTGTATATGAATCTTTTTTTGCTATAATTTCTTCTAAAGAAATACAAGAATTTCGTATTTCTTGAGTTTGTATTTGTTTTTGTATTTTTTCTATCATTCTTTTATTTTTTATAAATTCTTTGTATTGTTGTATATGGTCTATCTTTTTTGTAGTATTTTCTAGGTTATATGTAATATTTTTTCTTTCTTGTTCCAAATTTTGTATTTGTACTATAAGTGTTTTATATTCTTGTTCTAATGTTTCTTGTTCTTTTGTATAACATTCCTGCTCTTTTCGAATAGATGTATAAGATTCAAATTCTTGTTGTTTTTTACACAATTCTGTATATTTTTTGTATTTTTGAATTTCTTCATATCTTTGATACGAATTATACAAAAATGTATCTTGATATGCTTTGTATTTTTTGTATTTCTTGGAATATAATGTATGTTTATGACTATAATATGTATGACACGCATAATTATACATATGTTCTAATTCCTGGATATTGTTTTGAATCTTTGTATTATGTTCTTGTATTTTTTCTTTTTCACAATATTCTTTGTATTGTATACAAGAATCCAAAGAATCTATTATTTTACTTGGAAGTTCTTGTAACAAAGGAATAATATTTGTAGATTTTTCTTGTTGTATAATATTTTTTATATACTTCATAACAGGTACATCTTCTAATTGAATCATACAAACAGTATCTGTAACATCTTTTTTCTCTTTTTTGTAGTGTATATATGTATTTTTATACAACTCTTCTATTTCTTCTATAGTTGAACATTTTGTAAAAATTATATTATTTTCTACAGGTGAAATTTTTTTTGTATAGAAAACATTCTTTTCTATTTCTTCTACTTGATATTTCATTTTTTCTAGTTTTTTTGTATTTTTTACAAAATCAAAATCACCTGGTAGTTTTTTATGTGTTATTTTTGATAATGTATCTTTTTGATAATTATATAAGCAATTTGATAAATAAGAAATTTCTTTCTCTGTATAAGTAATTTCTTGTATGGGTTCATAAGATTGTATTTCTTCTGAATAGTCTATACAATTTTGTGTTGGAATAATCTTTTTTTGAATTTCTAGCTGTTTTTGTTGAATATACTGAATAGTTTCTTGAAATTCTGTATATTTTGTAGAACATTTCGTAAATATATCTACATATTTTTTTTGTAATTCTTGTAATTCTTGTAATTCTTTCAAAGAACTTTCTTCTATACCAGATGATTTTTCAATAGGATACAATTCTTCCTGTATTTTTTCTATATGATATAGTTCTTTTTGTAATTCTTCTACAGTGTGATTAGATTTTTCTGTATTTTCTAGTTCTAGGTAATATTTTTGTAAAGAAGTTTTTACTGAATCAAAATCTATTATTTCACACTCTACTATGTTGTTTTTACATATATCTATAGTATTTTCTATTTGGATATAACTTTTTTCAATATGTTTTTTTTGTTTTTCTAGTTTTTGTATAATTTCTCTATATTCTTCTTCTTTTTTATACAAGTCTTCTATATTCTGTATAGTAGGAATTGTATATTCTAATCCTTTAATGGTCGCTTCTATTTCTTGTTTTCTTGTAGTATATTTTTGTATTATTTTTTTTGCTTCTTTTTCATAATATTCATACATATCAATTGCAAACAAGGAGCGTAGAGCTTTGTATTTTTCACTATTTGTATATTGTAAAATACTTCGTAAAGAACTATTGGAATACATATTTGTCAATAAAAAATTATCATATGTTCCTATTTTTTCTTGTATATATTGATTTGTTTTTGTATTATTTTCTAGATCTTGTTTTACCCATGTATCTTTCCAAATAAATACAGATAATGTATGATTTAATTTATTCCCTTTTCGTATACAACCAGAACGAATAATTTTATATTTTGTAGATCCAAATAAAAATTCCCCTTCTACATAATATTCTTTTTCTTTTTTATTAAGAACATGAATTATCTTATTACATGTATTTCCATATAATAAAAATAATATAATATGAATAATACTTGTTTTTCCAGAAGCATTTGGTCCTACAATACCAATAATACCACGCATATTTTTAAAATCAATTGTTCGTAATTCATTATTTCCATAAATAAATACATTTTTAAAATGTAGTACTTGTATTTCCCATTGACAATGGTTCATTTGAAAAGACATTTCTGTTTGAACCTTTTCTTTTATAGACGAATGTATAGAAAATATAGATTCTTTTTCTATATCTGTATATTCTTGTATTTCTTGTTCAATCATTTGTATATCATCTTGATGAAACACCATATCTTCCTTATATTCAACTTGTTCTACAAGAAATTGTTCTTTTACAGAAAAGGATTGAATGTTATAAGAAGAAAGTTCTTGTTTAATTGTTTCTATAGTAGTAATATCAGCACTTGTAGATAAAATACGAATATAAGGATTTTTTGGTATATTTTCAGGTATTGTGTATTCTGTATGATTACAAGGAATAGTTACAAAACCATATGTATTTGGTATAGAATGAAATACAGAAGTTTTTTCTTGGATATTCCATTCTAAAAAACCGTGATTTTCTAGACTTTCTCCAAAATTTTGTTGAATAAGACTTCCAGAATAAGCAATATGGGGTTTTATCTTTTGACATTTATGTATATCTCCTAGTAAAACCATATCAAAACCATCAAACTCTGATATATTTCTAAATCTGGTTGTCCCCTCCATATCTTGTATAGAATACCCTAGGTCCGTAGTAGAACCAATAATAGAACCGTGGTATAAACAAATATGTGTAAGATTATTTGTTTCTACTTGATGACTTTGTATAAACTTTTTATCTACCAAACTAGAAACGGTTATAACCGTATTTCCAAATTGATACGAACCAGAATCAACACAATAATGTATAGGTATATCATCTACAATTGCGGTTATATTATCAAGACGATTTGTATTGTTTTCTAACATATCATGATTACCAGCAATAACAATAACTGTCCCGTATAAAGAACATTTTTTTAAAAATTTTCTACATACTAATAATGTTTCTGGTTTTAAATTATCTTTTTCTTGTAATAAGTCCCCAGTAATAGCAATAATTCTATGTTGATTATATTCTTTTGTATTTTCTAAAAAAGAATATAATTTTTCAAACACTTCTTCGAACTCTTCATGTCTTGTAAGTGGTCGAATATGAATATCAGAAATATGAATAATAGTTGTATAATGATTATTATTTATAACAATAGGTTGTATAGTTTTTATAGAAGATTTTTGTACTTCTTGTATTTTTGTAATAAGGTCTTGTTTTTTGTATTTTTGTGCATAGGGAATTCTATATTTTTTAGCAATAATAAGTAGTTCCTTTTTTGTACATGTATCAAGGGACACCATATTCTAAGTATATAGCTTATTGTACATTATATAGGTTTATGTATTTATATAGTTTATATATATATTTTATAGAATAACAATTACATAAAAGAACTAAAATAAGAAGGTAATCTACATTCTGGTCCAACTTTTCTCATAAAAAAACAACCTTCTTGTATAATCGTATGAACCATCTCATTGGTTAATACAGAATATGTTTTTGGTTTCTTTTTGTATTTTGGAAGATCGCTATTCTCAGACCAATTAACATATGTCATTTTTTTATGTAGATATGGAATGTTATATTTTTCCATAATATTTACAAAATAATGTTCATCAGGAACATCAGATCTAGGTCCAAAAATATGTGTAAAGTTATGTTTTATAAAAAATGCAACAGTATTTCGTGTTAAACACATCCATTGATGTTGTATCTTATATGTATTTTTTGTAAAAAAAGATGTATTATATAATGAATTATACCGTATTTGTTTTGTATTGATTGATGAAAAAATTATATTGTTATCTATAGAAGTTATTTTTTGATATAATATATCTGGACTATATAATGGAATACATTTATCAGATAATAAAATAAAAAACATATTCTCTTTATTCTTATATGCTTCCATAAAAAGTAATAAAGTTGCTTTTACCAAAGAAATACGACCCCATCTAGTAGAAATTCTTCTTGAAATACAAAATTTTTTATATTCTCCATAAAATATATTCTTATTATGAATATACATATTATAATGTTTTGAATCTATAAAAGGTTTCCATACTGTAGGTTGTGATAGAGAACCATACGTCAAAAAACATAATGCTATTTTCATACTATATATATAGTTATTTTTTGTAATTTTTTTTGATATAATTACTTATAAAAAAATGTATTTCTTTTTCTATTTTTTTTCTTGAATTATCTCCTTTTTTAATAGCAGAATCAAATAACATATTTATAAATAAAGGTTTTGTATAACTATATGTTTTTATATTATTATATAATATACCATTATCAGCAACATAATTATGAAGAGGAATATCTATATTTATAATATTGTCTTTATAAAATTTGTTTATAATTTTCTCCATACCTTTCCGAAAAATACAATATGCTCCAGTTGACCATTTTTCAGAGTTCCATAATTCATAATTATTTTTTAGTAAAGACATTCTTTCAACTTCTTTAATATTACTTATAAATAATTGAATACACTCTGTATCTTTTGGATATTCTTGTATCTTTTTTTCTATTATAGTAAGTGGAACAATATGTTTAATATCATCTTCTAATATAATTGCTTTTTCGCAATTATCATTATATGCTTCTATAATAGCTTTTATATGTGATAAAGAGCATGCAAGTTCATTATTTGTCTGTTTTGTATTTTTTGGATATTGTATATTTTTATATGTATCTAGTTTTATTCCATCATATGCTTCTATTCTTTTTGATGTAGGATATGTTTTATTCATATATAATTTTCTTTTATTTGAGCATTCTAAGTTTATATAATATATTTTTATCATAATATATATATATATATTATGAAAAAATATGTAGTATATTCCTCTGTAGGTGATACAAGTGTTCATAAAAAATGGTTTGAATGTAAAGAAAGATTATTTGATATAGTGTTATGTTATTATGGAGATAATGATGAATATTATAATACATTAAAAAACTTAGAAAGTGATAGTTGTATTGTATATAGAAAAAAAGGATTAAAATGGCCAAATTTTAGAGAATATTGTAAAACAATCGATATATACAAATATTCACATGTATGGGTTCCGGATGATGATATAGAAACATCTGGTAATATGATTAATAGAATGTTTCTTATACTAGAAAAAAATAAACATATCCAAGTCGCTATACCAAGCACAACAAAAGATTCTGTTGCTGGAGGTGGAACGGGTAGAAGGAATGATAATCATCATTGTAAAAAAGTAGTAGAATACAGAAATTTTGTAGAATGTGGATTATTATGTTTTCATACAAATATATGTAAAAATTCCTTATTTCAAAAATTATTACAATCTACCTATACAGGATACTATTTTGATATTGCTTTACAATATTGTTTTCCTCTTCATAAAAGACATTATTCTATTGCTGTATTACATACTAGTATTGTTCGTCATCCATTACGAACTACAAAAGGTGTTCTAGATAAAGTAATACCAAGAAAAGACCATAAAAAAGATATACAGAAATTTATAAAAAATGGAATACCAAGATATATGCTACAAAAAAAAATGAAGATATATAAAACGATATATAATACAAATAGATGTGTATTATGTAAATAAATTAATTATTTTTTATGTATTATATAATAATACTATTATATAGAATGATTATAGGTATATATGGTCTATTTATAAATAAATATATTATATATCTTGAACATTTTCTAAAAAACATTAAAAAAAATTGTTTACCAAAATATAAAAAAATTTTTTTTATAGTTACTAATAAAGAAAATGAAATTATTGTTAAAAAATATAAAAAATTATATAATATTACTTATTTTTTAACAGATTATATAGGTTGGCCATATGAAACATTGTATAAATTACATTATTTTTCATTTTTTAATAATAATATAATTCAAAAATGTAAATATATATTTTTATTAAATAGTAATATTATTTTTAGAAAAAAATGTCAGGAAGAAATTTTACCAGATAAAAGAGGATATGTTTTTGTTTTACATTCTACTCAATCTAAAATAAGTAATACTTTACAATTAAAATCTATTGAAAATAATAAAAATTCTACATGTTATTTATCTCCTAGAAAGAATTTTAAATACATAATTGGTGGTTTTTTTGGATGTGAAACAAATAATTTTAAAATATTATGTAAAACAATTAGTAATGATATATTTCAAAATGAAAAAAATAATTATATAACTATATGGCATGATGAAACACATCTTAATTATTATGTAAATAATATATTAAAAAATAATGTTAAATATTTATCAATATTATATCATGGTTTTGGTAATTCTATAAATAATAAAGTTGATTTTTTAAAAAAAAATTTACATAAAGTACATAAACCAGTTAATCATACATATGGAAAAGTAATAAAAAATAAATATAATTATAACATTATAAAGTAATATATAATGCTTACAATAAATTGTATTAACTTAGAAATTAGAAAAGATAGAATGAATAATATTAATAAAATATTTACAAATCAAAAATATTTTAAAATAAAAAAATTTAAAGCAATTTTTAATAAAAATGGAGCTTTGGGGTGTTTATCCTCTCATTTAGAAATTATAAAACTAAATTATGATAATCCATATATTATTGTAATTGAAGATGATATTATCTTAAAAGAAAGCTTGGAAAATATATACAATATATTACAACTATTAATTAAAAATAAAGAAAATATTAATATTTTTAATGGAAACCCATCATATTATAATTATAATAATAATAAAAATATAATATATAATTTTATTGAAAAAACACCATTTGTTAATATTAAATGGGGTCAATCAACTTCTTTTGTGGTATATTTTAAAAAAAGTTATGATAAATTAATTAATATATTAGAAAAAAATAAATTAAAATATTATAAACCTATTGATATTTTAATTAGTGAAAATTTTATACAAACTACATATAATAAAGGACACCTTGTATATCAAAGAAATGATTTTTCTGATATATCAAAAAGATATAATACTATAAAATATATAGAATTTCAAAAAAAAAATGAAATATTACTAAAAAATAATATTAAATATTTTAGTACATTAAATAATATGAATATAATTCATTTTATTCATATACCAAAAAATAGTGGTACTTCTATAAAAGAAATAACTAATAATAATAAAAAAATAAAATATTGTGGACATAATACAGATATATATAATAAAAAAATTACAAATCAACTTGTAATTATTCGTAATCCAATAGAAAGATTTATTTCTGCTGTATATTATTGTTTACAAAAGTGGCAACATGAACCGCAAATAAAATATCTTATTCAAAATAATATAGATACACCTGAAAAATGGGTTCAAATATGGATGAACCCTAATCATAAAGAATATCCAAAACTAATGCAAGAATTACAAAATAATAAAAATACAAATCATACAATTGGAAAAACAAAACTATTATATAAATACACATATACACCACAAAAATACTGGTTTCATACACCAAAATATATAATTATTATGGATAATTTACAAAAAGAATTTAATTATTTTACAAGAAAATATAACATACGGGAAAAACTACCTATTAGAAATAAAACTATACATAAAAATTCGTTTTTAAGTGAATCTAGTAAACAATTTTTACAAGAATTTTATAAGGACGATTTTATATTATATAATACATATAAAAATATAGATTATAAAAAAAGAATATAAGATTTATATCCTATTATTATATTTCTCAATTTCTTTGACATTTGTATCATAGAATCGTTTCACAACATTTTGCGACTTACTACTAATTCTTCCTAATAATGCTTTTGTAATAGTTTTTTTCTTTTGTTTCATACACTCGTCCATAACAAACGTTTCTATATGTTCTACAACTTCTTTTGTATGTGAATCATTTCCATTCCAATGATACTGTTGGCTACAAGGAACCCATAATTTTGTAATATTTTCTACTTTAATACTATTGTAATGCGAAGCAATATTGATACTAGTTTCTCCTAATACAGAAGATATATATGCCATTTGTGATAAAGTTCCTGTAGGAAACAGTTCATAACATAATAAAGCATAAATACTTCTACACTCGTGTAATTTATCAATAGGATATGGTTGTTTTTTGAGATATCTTGTAATATTACGAATACGTATTTTGAATGTATTTCTATCAGTTGTATTTTCAAAATATGTTTTTGACAAATTCCACGCTTTTTCTACAACAGGAAATGGAGCTAATAAAGGAATTTCATAAGAACCCCTTTGTAAATCCAAACCAGTCTTGGATTGTCCTGAAAAAATAGCAAAATAGGGTCCTTTTTTACTTTTATCGAGTGTACCACTAACAAGTTCATTCTGTCTTCTACCTGTTGCTAATAATACAGCAACAATATACTCTTTAGGATTTTCCGATTCTAAAAATGGTAAAACATCTTGTAATAAAGTGTCTCCTTGAATAATTTTAATATTATGATGTTTATTGTGTAAAGATAACATCTGTGTTCTTCGCAATTGTTTAGAATCCTTGGAAGGTAATTTTATATATTTATCAATATCCTTGTCAAATAAAGGAATAGATTCTATAATAGCATCCATTTCTTCATTATATACTACTTTTCCATTCCGTATCTTTTTTTGTATTTTATCCTGTTTGTATGGTTCTAATTCTATAAATTCTTGTAATTCTTTAGAATTTGCATATTTTTTCTGTAATTCTTGTATTTTTTTTTTATACTCTTTTACTCTATGGTTTGGATCAGATAAGTACATCCTTTTAATTTGTGATAGAATTACAGACTGACTTGAAATATTAGGATAGGTATCTTTTACATTTTGTAAAACAACAAATGGTTTATTTTGCTCTAATAATCGTATTTGTTCTTTTTTAAAATTCATATATATACATATAGTAAAAAATTATAAAATATATTCCACTCTTATTGTGTATATATACTATGAAATGTCTAGAAAATTGTTATCTTTGTTTTTTCCAGACGATATTGTAGAAGATATTGTAGAAGATATTGTAGAAGATATTGTAGAAGATATTGTAGAAGATATTGTAGAAGATATTGTAGAAGATATTGTAGAAGATATTGTAGAAGATATTGTAGAAGATATTGTATTATATATTTTAGATTTTAATCTACCAAAAAGTATATATAATACATACTATTATAAACCTTCATAAAGAACTATTAGCATCTAGAGAATATACAATTTGTAGATTATGCTATTCTTTATAATCAAGATTATCAAACTACCTATTATTGTATATGATTTCTACACATTCTATACAAAGACCTTTATACAAAATATGCACAAAATGTTATCCTTTTTATATTTTACGACTATTTACACTTGATATACGTGTTGTATAATTATTTTTTTTTCTCATAATATAAGAAAAAAAATAAAATAGTTTGAAAAAGGTGTATAGTATACAATCTAATTCAAAAAATGTACATCCAGATTGGAATCCAACTTGGATGTAGAAATATAGAATCAATACAAGTATATTTGTATTAAATACTTACTAATATATTGAAACTATACAACACATATAGTATGTTTTTTTTTTATGAAAGATTTTTTAAATCAGAAGAAAGTTCTGGATAATACCAAAATCTATTGTTCATTCTTTCTTGTAAGACTTCTATAAAGTCTACATCTTCCATATCATTTTGTCGTATTTTATTACATTTTTGACAAACAAGACAAAGGTTATATAAATGATTGGTTCCTTTATAGGATTTAGGAATAAGATGTTCATACGTCATATGTTCTATATTTATATTTCTATAACAATATAAACATTCTCCTTCTTGAATAATATATAAAAATTCCTTTTTATCAATATCTTTATTTTTACATTTATATGGATCTCTCATTTTATTAATAATTTTTTTGTATGTATCTATTTTTGAATCATACAAACTTTGTTCTCTAGTTTTATCTTTTTTCAACATCTCATTTTCTATCTTCAAAAGAAGCAATTCTGTTGTCAAGTTGTTAATAATATTTTGCATGGTTATAACAACTAAATAATAAAAGAATTATTAGTATTTTACATAAAACTATTGATTATTTATCAATTTTTTTACAATTCTGTTAGTAAAAAAATGTGTAAATCATTTACTAATATAGTTGCCTTTTTGTGTAATTCTTTTTGATTATAATATTTTTTCAAAGAAAAATTGTGAGACAAAACATCCTTGTAAAATATGAGTAAGCACTGTATTCTATTATTCAAAAAACTTTTCCTAATAGAATACATTGGTAATAACCTACATGAATATTTGTATAACTGTTTTTCTTGGTATGACACAAAATGAGTTTTATTACGTATATAAAAATGTAATAATTGTACTAAATTCCGTGTAATAATTCTCTCTTGAGAAATGGGAACTAGTTCATATTTGGAGTGAAAGTTTCCCATTTTACATAATTTATATATAAAAAGTATCCTATTTTTCACAAAAAATATCAATTTTTTATAATAATACAAAAACTCATAATTATATCAATACAATCTTTTGGAAGTGGTGTGTTTTTGAGTAATATTGGAGGAACATATAAAGTATATTCTAATAATGTATTTCTTTTTTGTAATGTATGTATTTTTCTATCTTTTTTACAACTTACATCATACATATACATACCCATAGTTTCAAGTGAATCTTTACTATTTGGATTTTTTTCTATAGTATGTAATATTTGATATTTTTCTAGTAGTATATTTTGTAGATATTGTAATCCACCACTTATAATATAACATTTTTCAAGTTTATTTTTCTGTATATCTTGTTTATATTCTTGTATCTCATTTTCCAGTTTTTCTATGTCTTGTGTATATAATTTTTTCCAAAAATAAAACATTATATATTACTATATATTACCATATATTTACTATATATACATTATATACATTAAATACTTTATGTGGAAATTTATTGTAGGATTTGTATCAGGTGTATATGTAGGGACATTTTATAATTGTAAACCAACTATTACTACTATTCAATCGTTTGTACAAAAAAATATACCAGAAAAAATAGATAAAAAAGATTCAAGTAAAAAGTGAAAAAACTACAAAGTCTTCTTCTTTTGTTATCTTATAATATGTATTATCAATTTTCATAATAGATAGTATAGGGTATATATTTTTTTGATATAATGATATAGTATTTTTATCAAATTGATAAATATCTTCATTCCTATTCATAATATTATTATATCCACCATATACTAAAATAGTATCTTTGTATAAAACAGATGAATGTTCTATACTAGAGTATGTTAATATTGGTTTTTCTAATATTGGTTTTTCTAATATTGGTTTTTCTAATATTGGTTGCTTAGATGTTGTATATACACGCCACATATCTTTTATAATATCATATGTGCGTATTTCTGGTATAAAATGTTCATCTTCCGAATCAATTCCACCAAAAACATATATACAATTATTTTGGAGACATGTCGAATGAAAAAAACATGGAGACTCCATAGAATTACACAATTTCCTATTTTTTGTAGGAATATGTATTTTTTCTATACTAGATAGGACACCATATTCCCTATACCCCGAATCTCCCCCCATACAATATATTGTATCCATGTACTTTTCTATAGAAAAAGAACACCTAGGATGTATCATATTAGAATAATATATACAATTTTGGGTATGTATATTAAATTTCTGTATAGTAGAAATTACTCTTTTTTGAATTGTTTCTCCTCCAAAAATATAAATATCATCATCTATCATAACACTCCTATGTAACCATATTGAGTATAATAACACACTTTTTTTTAGTATATTGTATTGAATATCCCATATATAGATAGTATTACGGACTTGTGAGTCTTTTATACCGCCTACAATATAAATAAAATTACCTTTATGATGAAACGTATAATGTTCTAATCCGAGTATCTCTGTTGGTATAGGAACTTTTTTTGGTACATATGAGTCTATAATAGAACATAATTCTTCTGGCATACATAATATCTCAGAAGAAATATACTCTTTATATTGTGTCAGGAACAATTGTTGATTGTTTGACATTCTTTTTTTATTATTATATATAATAAGATTATATCTTATAAAAAATTCAATTTTTACAATTTTTACTAATAATAACTTTGTAATGATTGTGTATAAGGGTTATTTACAAATTCTTTAATTAAATCCTCGTCCATGCGATTATATATAATATCATTTGATACAGTTTTTCTATTAGTTGTATTTTCACACATATTCATTTGTGGTGTCACAAAAAAAGACTTATTTGCAATAGTTTCTCTTCCTTCTAAATGCGCATTTTGTAAATCTCCAGAACGATTGGTTGTAGCATAAATCATACTAGAATCAATATTTTCTTTGGGTCCAGATGTAGCTGGGGTTCTTCCTTGTGATATAGAATCTCTGTATGATTTCGAAGTAATATTGTTTCGAACATCCTGATTTACAGGTTTTGTATGATTGCTAGAAACATTACCTGTATAAGAATTATTAGAAGTATATTGTCTATTGGTATATCTTGGATCTATTTTCTTATATTGGTACCCTCCTTCTTTATTACCATTCGCATTTCCTACATATTGTGTATCAGATGTCATTTCTCGATAGGTTGTAGGTGCTACGAATGTATTCATATGGCGTTTATCTTGTGTAGGTTGATATACATTACCGGAGTATTCTGTCATAGTAGTTTCTTTAGTGGTAGTTTGTAAGACATCATTTGGATCATGTGCTGGAGGTAGTGATGGTTTGTTAGAAGTAAAATTAATAGGAACAGAAGGTGCGAGCAATGTTTCTTTCATAGTAACATCGGGTGTATCATTAGGGTCCCAGGCAATCGGTTTTGAGTTGGGCATTTGAACATTCGAAACCCAACGAGTATTTCCAACAACATTTTGTTTTCGTGTACTTCGTAATTCGGATGTAATAGGAACATAGTTATGTTCATTCCCTGTCATATTTGAGACAGGATGACAAGAAGTCTGTTCGCGAACATTTGTTTGTAATTGCATACCACCTCTACCATAATCATGTAATGAAGTTCTTTGTAATCTTGGATCGTTTTCATATATAGGTTTATTTTTCATACGAGTTTGTTGATGTAAAGAAGAAAATGTTTCTGAGGAACAAGGTTTCATTGGAACATAATTTTCTATAATCGGTTCATTTTCCGGTATAGTCCATTGTCCTTGAACGTTTGCTCCTCTAGGGCATCCAGGTGTATATTGTTCTTTATTACTCACACGTATTTGAGACCTTCTACTTGATTCAGAATGCCCGTTTTTAGGCCCAGCTGGGCCCATAGCTCTACGAATATCTGTAGTGGTTCTATTACTATGTTTTAATACAACTTCGGCATGTTGTGTAGGTTTTACTCTATCACCTGTAGTAATAAAGTACCTGTCTGGTGTCCATTCCGCATATGTATCTGGTCTATTCTTATTCACTTGGCCAAGATTACCTCGTTTTTCTGGTTTAGAACCAGCAATTACAGGAATATGATATGATAATTTAGGATTTGTTTTAACACGAAGTTCATCCACATTCTTTGGAAGCATATAATTCCGAGTATCAGCTTGATGAAAACCACCGGATGGTGTAGAAACATATCCTTTATTTAATCCTGGTCCTACATATACTTTTTCTGTAGGTGCTTCGTTAGTTCTTTTATTAGAAGGTATATACCTATTTCTTTGATACCCCGCAAGATTACTTGTTCCATAAGGATTTCCTACCCCGTGTTCCGGTTGAAACATAGTCTGCATTTCTGCTTTTTGTGTATAATAATTGTCTTGACCTGTATAATTTTGTACTATTGTACTTGTACTATACTCATCCATATTTTGACGGACATGGGAACCAAAGAATGGTGTCATATTATTATGTGTAAATGTATTTGTATTGATAGGTTCTCCTGATAAGGAATATCCCATAAAATTTTGTGTTTCTTGTGGTTGAAAAGAACCTTGTTTTGTGCTTTGGTTTGATGTAGAAGAAAATGAAACACTTGGTGAATTTACATAATCAGTTTGTATTACACTCATACTGTCTTTTTGTATATATTATATAATTATGTTTTTATATATTCTACTATGAATTATATAAAAAAAAAATTGACACGGCGGGGGTGAAGAACATTGTATTACTATTTTCACTCGAGAGAAGAACTTTTGGTTGATTTTGAGAAAATGTCGCATACGCAAACATGCACAGAACTTTCCAAATTTCTTACAAATCTCTCCTTGTCCCAATACACTGCGATGTTTAAAAAAGAAGGGGCGGTATGTGTGGAGGATTTGAAGATGTTTTCTGAGGAAGAACTGCGAAAACTGTTTAATCTCGGAATAGTTGAAGCGAGGAGATTGCTTCGAGCATTACATCCTTCCGACGAAGCGAAGGAAACAGCACAAGCAGCACAAGAAGAAACAGCACAAGCATCACAAGCAGAACTCATTCAATGGGATGATTTTTGTAAAGACGAGGATGATGATTATGTAGATTCCCCCTTGTTTGACAACGGGGAAATCGTCGGTGTCGTTCGTCGTTTTTCATCGGGGGTATATGTTGTGTTCTTCTTTTATGTTGACCAAAATGGAGAGCTTGTCTGGACGGTGCCCGAAACGAAGCCCGCCATCGAGTGCACCGAGCTTTTTTTTCCGGAAACCCCCTTTCCCGGGCACATCCCTGATGATGATAAAGAGCCTTGCGAAATTTCTTTAACTCCTGAAATAGAGAAGGAGTTGAAAGAGGCACAAGAAGTACATCACTCGAAAGAAGCAAAACTTCTTGACGAAAGAGATGCTTTGCTCGTCCAACTCCAACAAATAATGGGAGAGTTCGAAAGAGCTCAGATGGATGCTCCAGCTTCAAAACCTGAGTTTTTCAGTTTCAAAACTGGAACACGTCTAACCCTCTTTTATGTCTCGATACATGGGATCATTGGAAGGACTCGAAATATTATTATTTTGTTTTCTTATGAGGGAAAACAAGATAATAATCTCGAAGCCGGTATTATGGATAAACTGAAGAAGTTTTACTTAGAACATTATCCAGAGAGTAATCAATATTCCGGCATCAAGATTTGTGATGCTTTTTCCAGGACCTTCTTCGAATCAGAAGGACCTCTCAAAATAGAGACAGTCAAAGACGATTTTAACATGTGTTGCGACTCCTACCCAACACGAAGCCTGGAAATTGAACAGATTTCGTACAGGGACAAAAGGAATAGGCATATGTCCACTCTTGAACAAATTCAACAGGAAAAACGTTTTTTTACCTTTAAACAACTCCTGAGTGATGAGTTTCCAAACGCAACAAGCTCCTCGAAAATCAAGAACCAAGTGTTCCAGTTTCAAAAAACTTTCGAAGGAGAAGACGATACACGTCTTCCCCCGATACTAGTTTAACCTTTTGGTCACACTTTTTTTTGTGGATTGAAATTTCCAAGGGTGTAAAAAAAAAATAGTATAAGAATAATAACGTATTTTATTAGAAGATTTATTTGGGTTATTCATAATAACCAAGTTTCCTCATTCTTTGATATCTACTATTTATAAGATCTTTTTCATATTTTTCTAGAACTGTAGTAAATAAAGTTTTGTTTTCTCCTTCTTCTTGTGTTGGTAATAATTTTTTAGTTTCTTCTATATACTCAGATATTTTCTTAATATTATCTATTTTTTGTGTATCAATAGGTTTGTTTTTGTCTGTAGATGTAATTTTTTGTTTTAATTGATTTATAGTTTTCATATACATTTCTTTACTATTATTATTCATATTTTTAAGTTCATATTGCATTTGTTTAATTCTTTGTTTAATTTGTAGTTCCTCATTACTTCTAAACAATTTCTCCAATTGTATTATGTTTAGTGGTATAATAATATAATTTTTATATATAGAAAATTCTTTTTGACAATTTTTCATTATAGTTTTTTTTTTAAATATAATTTTATATTTTGATTCTTCTAAATCAATTGTATCTATATTTTCAAGAATATTTACAACAGTTTTTTGTAAATCTGTAATTAAAGGTTCACATCTTGAATTTTTATTATTTTTATATTTTTTTTTATTTGTAGTTATTATGTTTTGTCTAAATTCATCTACAGATTTATATAAACTATTAATACGAGTTTTATATTCATTTTTATTCTTATTATCTATATTTTGTATTATTTCATCAATTTTCTTAAGAAGAGTTTTTTCATCTTTATTTTTTATATAAAATAAAATAATACTATAATTTTTTGAAATAATATTAATATTATCATAAAATATAGTATTTATATGATATAAATAATTTATTATTATTCGAGAATAATAATATTTATTAAGTGTATTTTTTAATATTTTTTCTTTATCTTCTTTTTTTTCTACTTCTTCATTCTCTACTTCTTCATTCTCTACTTCTTCATTTTCTTCTTCTTCTTTTTCTTCTTCTTCTTCTTTTTCTTCTTCTTTTTTTTTAAATGATTTTACTACACCCAAAGGATCAGGAACTTCATTTTTTATGTTTAAAGATTTGTCTAAAGATTTGTCTAATAATTTTATAATAAATGTTCGTTTTATTACTTGACAGTTTTCTTTTCTATTAGGACATACATTTTCATTTATAGAAATACATAAAAAATAAATAATATTTACAATTTTTGGTTCTTTTAAAATTTCTGTAATATATGACTCCTCTAATAGATTATCTATTAAATAATATTTGATTATTTCTTGTATTATTTCATAATTTTGTTCTGTATATAAATTATGTATATCTATTTCTAGTTTTTTATTCATTTCTTCAAGAATAAATATTCTTTCTGTATTTTCAAAGATTTTTTGTTTTGATTCATCCTTAAGTCCTTTTAATAACATATCATTATTAACTCCTTTTAACATTTTATTTTCATTTCCATAAATTTTTTCCATTTTTAGTAAAATATTTTTTATAAATACAAAGTATAATATATTTCTATATGACTCGGTATAATTTTTTTCATAATAAAGTATACATACTTTATCAAAATTCTCAAACATATCTATGAATACATAATAAGAACTATAAAATTTTTTAATATTCTTTAAAAGTTTATATAGTGTTATTGTTCTTCTTAAATTCATATTATTACTATTCAGATTTTTTGTAACTTTTTTTTTCAAGAATGTATACGAATTCTTTATTATTTTGTCTGTTTTTTTTACACCATCAATAATTAGTTCAACTAAATTATTCCTGTTAGATAATTTATTTCTAATAAAATGTTTACTATTATTACTATTTTTTTTTAAATGTATATTTTTGAATAAATATGATACTTTTTCATTTTCTGGTATTTCATTTTTATTTTCTGTTATTTCTTTGTATAATTTAGAATTATTATCTAATATAATTTTAATAATTTTATCTATTTCTATTTTAATATTACCTATATCTCTATATTTTTTTTTAAGAATATAATGATTAAAAATAATTTCCGGAATATATTTGTCTAATAAAATTTTATATTCCGGAAATATAAGTTTATCATAATTAGATATTTCAGTATTAATATAATTACATATTTCTATACATATAACTATTAATTTTTCATCAAAATGTTCAGATGTAAAAGTACTAATACTATAATTATTATTTGTAGAATTATTAGGTAATCTTATAAATACTGATTTTGGTTCTTGTTTTTTCTTTATTTCTTCTTCTTGATTTTCATCTCCTTCATCTCCTTCATCTCCTTCATATTCTTCATAAATATCACCTTTATTATTTGTATTTTCTTTAGAACCTTCACCTAACATACCACCTAATCCCCATACACGATAATCTTTTTTTCGATATCGCAATAACATGTTTTTTAGTATATATATATTTGTATATAATAAAAAAAAATGTAAAAAAAAAATAAATAAAAATATATATTGTTGGATTATTTTATGTAGATTTATTCTAAAAATTTGTTAAAATCTCTCAAATCTTTTTTGATTAATTCATTTTTTGTATTATTTATATATTTTTTATCTAATTTGTCTGGTTTAATACCTCTCTCGTTACAATAAATATATAGATTACTTACAAATTTTTTAACTTCAGGACCTACACCTATTTTATTAGCAGTTGTATTTTCTATATTTTCCCATTTTTTATTAAAAATTTTACAAAATTTATTATTTCTTTTTTTTTGTTTAAAATGTTCTTTTTGTATTTTGTCTTTCAAAACACCACCAAACATTCCTCCAAGAATAGCGAAAGTCATAACAAAAGCAAGAATAATAGGTGTTAATAAAACAGCCCATGATGTTTTGTAATAACAATTAGAACATAACCAATAAAGAATACCAGTCCAAAACATAATACCAACACCATGTGTAATAGCATACCATCTTTTATTTTTACCACCGTTTTTAAGTTCGTCATTTTTTATAACACCAAATAAACTTAATACAGTAGTGGTGACAGATAAAGTAAGATATATGACTGTAGGAGGACACCAACCATTACAGTTTTTTGAAGAAGATTTTCTTGTAGAATATTTTTTAGACATATTGTTTAATATACTATTATAAAATATAAAAAAAGATGTAGTTTAATTACAAATATGATATACAGAATAATATGGAGCATATAAGATAGCATTAGGAACACCTTCTGGTCGACTTGGAATATCTCCTTGAAGATAATGTCCTATATATTCTTGAACACCAAGACAAAAAAACATACAAAGAAATCCTTGAAACCCTTTCATAAGTGTATTACTATACAAAATATTTGCATAATATAATGATGGATAATACAATACATATACAAAAAAACTATACAAAAAACTTATATAACAATATAATCCTATATACGTATAAAACACCATATTATGAAATTCAATAGCTTCTTTTTTTGTAGAAGAAAATATAACAGGAACCCATAAAAGAATTCCTAAAATAGTCCCAGGCATACATATTGTATGTATATAGGAATTATAGCTAGAAAGATGTGCTTCTCCATAATATTCTATTTCTTTTTGGTTATCAATGCCTAGATATACAAAAAATATTTGTAAAAAATACCCTTGTAAAAAATATATACTATTTGTAACATATCTAGATAACATTTTCTATAAAATACAAATAGTATTTTTCTTTATACAAATTATATTTTTGAAGCATAATCCGCAATTTTATATGTACTATGTACTCTTTCAGGATTGGAAGATGATTCTACTGTATATCCCATTACAAGCGAGAACAATATCATAATTACAACCCATAAACCTACATTATGATTTTCTGTAGAGAATGTAAATAATACAAATAATGTTGTTAGAAAAAATACACCTATAGCAATAGAAATAACAGAAACCATTCTAGTATATATATATACTATATACTATATGTTAATATATAATGTGCGTTTTTCAATATATATAAAAGTTCTATAAAAGAGTATAATATACAAATACACTCTATGTCTTCTACAAAACACGATAAAGAAATTATGGATATGTTTGAAAATTCTGATTTAGGTCAAGCAATATCCGCAGATATTGAAGATATGACAGAAGTTATTTCCAATCATATATATGATACATTAATAGATATATATAAAATCGCAGAAGATATTGTAAAAAATAATAAAAATACACATTTTAGTACATTTCAAGGTCTCCTTCATGATATAAAAGAGTGGGATACAAAAACAAAAAAAAAATTTCTACGACACATTAAAAGAAAATTACAAGATATTTCTACTCTTATACAATCTTCTATTATAGGTGTTTCACAAATTCGTTTTAATTGGGTTTCAAGAACAAAAAATATTAATAAAAGGGATACACAAAGAGTTTTACAAGCAATAAGTATTTCTAGAAGTATTCCAAAACCAGAAGACTTTTTACATTGGTGTTGTTGCAATGCTATCTCTGAAATATATTCACACCCTTACTTATTTGATAATAGAAAATCAATATCTTCTTCCAAGAAACAAAAAAACAAAAAGCAACTTATAGAATTAATCGCAAAGGGTATTAAAGACGAGTTTTATTGTAGAGATACCGCAAATTATATTATAAAATCCTCTGTAACCTATGTTAAAGGTCATTCTTCTTTGTATGATAAAGAAGATTATATTGAAACAGAGGAAGAACTAAGTCAAGATGAAGAAGAAGAAGACGAAGAACAAAAAGATGAAGAAGAAGAAGACGAAGAAGATAAAAGTGAAGAACAAAAAGATGAAGAAAAAAATAGAGAGCTAGAAACTTCAAATTATGAGAAAACATCAGAAAATTTTGAAAAAAATATTGTTATTGAACAAAAAAGTAGTAAAAAAAAAAATATTTTATATGATTCTATAATCGAAAAAAAGAAATATATGGAAGAAAATCATAGTGATAATAGCAACGATGAAGGTGATGTAGAATATGTTTATGAAAGTGACGAAGGTGATGTAGAATATGTTTATGAAAGTGACGAAGGTGATGTTGGGGACGAAGGTGATATTGGGGACGAAGGTGATATATACGAGAATGAAGGTGATATATACGAGAATGAAGGTGATATATACGAGAATGAAGGTGATATATACGAGAATGAAGGTGATATTGAGGACGAAGGTGATATATACGAGAATGAAGGTGATATTGAGGACGAAGGTGATGTTGGGGACGAAGGTGATGTTGGGGACGAAGGTGATGTTGGGGACGAAGGTGATGTTGGGGACGAATGTGATGTTGGGGACGAAGGTGATGTTGGGGACGAAGGTGATGTTGGGGACGAAGGTGATGTTGGTGATACTAATGATATTGGTAAGAATGAAGATGGTGTGGAAGAATATAATAAAGGTAATGGAAGTGAGAGTGAAAGTGTAAATACAGAATATATGACAGACATAGAACAATTAGAAGAATTAAGTTCTGATTCTAATTAACAATAGATACTAATTAAAATTATAAAAATGCGTTTTTAATAGTTTAATCAAACCTTATATAATACTATATATTTAATAGTAATGGGCATTGCAAAGATTATATTTCATCCATTTACTCTGGGTATAATAGGTGGTCTATCTATTATTCTTTTAGCGTATATTGATGCTACCTGTCGTAAAATAGAAAGAAAACAAGAAACATATATTACATTATTTTTAGTTTCTTTGTTAGTGTTTTCTATAATATCTTATTACACGTCCTCTTATTATACAAAAAGTGATAATTGGTTAAATCAAGATTATATAACAAGTAAGCCAAATTTAGAACCATCTTCAAAACTACATTATATGAAATCAAAAATTCCTGATACAAAACCTACAAGTTTTGTAAAAAAATTAAGACCATTTCCAAAACAAGATTCTAATGTATCTATAGAAATTACAAAAAAATGATATTCTTTTCCGTTTAATATAGTATAAATATATTTATATATAGTGTATAACACATTATATATACATAAAAAATAAATATAATGTCTCTTCGTTTAAAAAAATTTGACATGAAGAGATTAAAATTTGATAGTGTTGTAGTATTATTAGGAAAACGAAACACGGGAAAAAGTTTTTTAACAAAAGACATTCTACATTCACATAAAGATATACCTCTTGGAACTATAATATCCCCAACAGAAAGCGCAAATCAATTTTTTACACCTCTTGCTCCAAGTTTCTTTATCCATGAGGAATATACCGCAGGGTTAGTGGATAGAGTTGTAAAAAGACAAAAAAAAGCAGTACAACAATGGCAAAAAGATAAATCTGTAGACCCTAGAGCATTCTTAGTATTTGATGATTGTATGTATGAAAACTCTTGGAAAACAGATAAAAATGTTCGTTTATTATTTATGAATGGAAGACATTATAAAATGTTATTTCTAATTACTATGCAGTTTCCTCTAGGTATGCCTCCTATATTGCGTTCTAATGTAGATTTTGTATTTATTTTACGAGAAAATTTTATTTCAAATAGGAAACGTATTTATGAACATTGGGCTGGTATGTTCCCTGATTTCAAAACATTTTGCTCTGTCATGAACCAATGTACAGAAAATTATGAATGTCTTGTAATAGATAATACCATTAAATCTAATAAAATAGAAGATTTAGTATATTGGTACAAAGCAGATAATCATAATCACTTTACTTTAGGATCGCCTGTATTCTGGAATATGGATAAAAAATATACACAACAAAAGAAAAATAATAATAATAGTAAAAACGACGATTCTTATAAAAATCCAAAAGAAACAAATAATTTAAAAGTCCAAAAATTAATTTAACATATATATACTATATAATATACATATGCCAATATTACAAGGAGATCAAAAATATTTATGTCAAGCAATAAATTGCTTACATTGTAAATTAAATACACATATTACGTGCACAAATGAAAAATTTGATACAATTTATAGTAGTATATGTTTTGGAGAAAATATTGTAACTATTAAAAAGAATGTAGAGATAACAGGAGAATTACAAGGAACTACTGGAACCTTTTCTAATAAACTTACTACTAATGAATTATGCGCGACAAGTGGAAACTTTACAGATAAAGTAAATATCCAAGAGTTATGTGTAACCGGGACAACAAATCTAATAGGAGAATTACAAGGAACTACCGGAACTTTTACGAAAGTTATTACCGATGAATTATGCGCAACAAATGGAAACTTTGATACCGTGGATACAAAAAATATATTTAATGTAGAACAAATATATTCATTGAACGATATGGAAAATGACCCTGGAATACAATTTTTTAGTTATGGTGGTGTGAGATTTAATAGTGATGTATCTGTAGATAAAAAACTTACTACCGACCAATTATGCGCAACAAGTGGAACAATAGGAGAATTACAAGGAACTACTGGAACTTTTTCTAATAAACTTACTACCGACCAATTATGCGCAACAAGTGGAAACTTTACAGATAAAGTAAATATCCAAGAGTTATGTGTTACCGGTACAACAAATCTATTAGATGAATTACAAGGAACTACCGGAACTTTTACCAATAAACTTACCACTAACCAATTATGTGTAACAGGTTCTTCTGGAACAATTAGTATAGAAGGAGCTATTATAGAAAATGTTGATGATAATATTATTTATAGAAAGACAGAAGGTTCTACAGGAATAGGAATTGCTGGACCTTGTGTAAAAGCTTATAAAACATTTACACCGACAGGTGGAGTAGATTATATAAATTTGTATGAAGATGGCAATGTTAGTTTTTATTGGGATAATAATAATAAACAACCTTGTTATGTTCTACATAAAACACCAAGTGGTTCAACTGGTTCTATAAACGATTATGTAAGTGTTTCAACAAATGTAATATCAAATTATACAAACGAACCACATGCATGGGTTGGAACAAATGAGACAGGTATGACTGGTTATTTTGGATGGATTTCATTACCAACAACACCTAATCCTATTTATGAACATTCATTTTATGGTTCAAGAACAGAAGCTATGTTATCAAGTTTTTCAAATTATTTGGATTATCCATTATACAAGTTAACCGTAAAAACAGGAAATGTAAATTTTAGTTTACCTGGAGCAACTGGTTCAGGGTTTACAATTATAGAAGTATTTAATAATTTTTAATAAATATTTATATATTATAAGTATATAAATAATATAATATGAATAATTTAAATGAAAGACCCCCAAAAAAAATATACGCTGATATTATTGAAAAAAGTCATTTTAGTAATAGTACAAAAATAGAAATTAATAATCCTATAGAAATACATGGAGATATCAGTTTTACAGGTAGTGAAACAGGAATGATAGAATTAACTGGATTATCAGGTGCTAATTGGGATCCTCTTCCTACTACATTAGAAGATGCATTAAATAGATTAGCAAAAGCCGTTTTTGTATTAAATAGTAATACCCCTATTGAACAAATATAATAATACTATATAATAATATATATGGACAAGATACAAAATAGACTTCAAGTATTACAATCACAAAATATTCAAAAAAAAATATATTGTGATAGTATTAAAAAAACAACTTTTAGCCAACAAGAAAAAATACAAATACAAAAACCTATACAAATACATGGTACAATTATAGGAAATAATAATTCATCATTACAATTAACAAAATTACAAGAAACAATACCCGAAAGACCTAGAGCAAATATTTGGGATACTAATACTCCTTTTACATTAGTAGAGGCAATTGATAGATTAGCAAGTGCTATTATATCTATAAAAGACCCAGATGATGATCTTATATTTCCGAATGGAATCCCTATAGAAAGTGAAATACAAAATATAGGAGGAACAGATGGTGGTGAAACAGATAGTGGTGAAACAAGAGCAAAATAAAAAACTATTTTATGTATATATTACAGTCGCATTTCTACAAGAACATTCACATCATCAATAATATCAGTATACTTGACTTTCTTGATTCCGTGATACTTGAGAAAAGAATGACATCTTGTACAAGGTTTGCTTATACCAAGTGTATAATCAAACAATGGAGATTTATATTTTGGATTATTCATAAGTCGAACTACATAAATAGTTCCTCCTAAATTTTGTTTTTCTCTCAAATTGTATATTTTCTTTTTTTTTAATACCTTATACAGAGCATGAACTTCAGCATGTAAGCTATGCGAAAAGGTATTTCCTACAGATTGTCTATGTTGATTCTCCGCATAAAATACATCTCCCTTTCAACTCAATACATGCTCCGACACGATGAGAAGAAGGAAAAAGACTTTTCTCGGTAATAGATATTGTGGATTGTACAATATCGAGGTCCTTTTGAGAGCACTTTTCAAAAGGGGTAATCCTAGAAATAGACATTGTAAATATGTCTTTTTTTTTTGTTATAATACTTATTATATACTTATATCATTAAATATTCAATTTTTTATATAATAATTTATTACACAATTTTATTATATATAATTATCATATACTATATATTTAATGAGTGAAAATAATACACCTTCTATATTACCAGCACTATATCAAGAAACAAAAAATATTGTAAATACCTCGAATGTTAAATTATATGACTGGGCTGCTGGATTAGAAATGGAAGCGACATATATATTACATCCGTTAGATAGCAAAATATCATGGAAAAAGGGATTAGAACAATTTTATATGTTAGATATTAGCAAAATTATAAAATATATTAATACAAAATATAGTGGAGATGAAGAGGTATATCCTACTATCGAGGAAGCAGAAGTATCTGGGAGAAAATGCGCAGGTGTATCTGTAATTGACCCTGACCCAAGACATTCTATGTTAGAAATTGCTACACCAACCCCTTATTCACAATTAGAAGAAGAAAATGCGAGTAAGACTATTGATAGTAATGACCTAATGTATTTCGTATTCAAGTTACAAGAAATTCAACGAAAAGCAATTCGTGACTTACAACAATTTTACGAAAAAGAAGATTTATGGAAAGATACAACTATGTTTCATTCAATTATTCCATATCCATATGCTATGTCCAATCGTGTAAAAAATGCTGATATTGTATTAGATGGTAAGAAGAATACTAAGAAAAAAACCAATTATACAGGTAGTTATCATTTTACTCTTACGTTACCCTTTTATACATTAGAATACGATAAAAAAAGTTATTATGAACCATATAAAAGATATATAAATCAATACCAATGGATAGAACCATTAATTATAGCTATGTATTCCACAACGGATATGAGAGGTATTGGTTCAGAAAAAAAGTACAGTAGAGCATCGTATAGAATTTTAATGTCTGGTTGGGGCAATCCAGGTGGAAGTGATGTTCGTAAATTTGAAGATGGTCTAACAAGAAAAGTAAATATACCTTTATATTGGAGAGAAGGACTAGATTTCCCAGGAAAAAAGAAACTAGAAAAATACTGTGCAAATCCTAAATTAAAATATAATGATGAATATGTAGACCCGGACAGAGATTTATATGATATGGGAGGAGACTTTCGCACACCTTCAGGAGACCATGGACAAAACTGGGATGTTCGTGATAGGTTACAAGGTAATTTCTATGGAATTGAAATGAGAATATTGGATTATTTTCCACCAAGACATATGGCGTCATTATTACGGTTTATTGTATTTTTAACAGAAAATGCAAGACATATGGAAAATACAATGTATGTATATGAAGATAAAGATTGGATACAAACAATGCATAATGCTTTTCGTGAAGGATGGAGAGCAGAAGTTCCAAAAGAGTATGTTTCTAAATTATCTAAAGTTCTTGGAATACAATTTGTAAAAAAGAAATATATGGTAAAAACATTTTGGAAGATATTATTAGATAAGTTATATAAAAAAAATCATAAGGGTTTTTATGTTGATGAAATGCTTCCTCAAATGATTTCTGGAGAAAAAGAGGAATACAATTTTCATCAAAAAAAGCAACCAAAACTTGTATATAAGAATCCTAATAGAGAAAGTTGGGATTTTGGATTTTTACTACAACTTAATAACACAAAGATTCAAAAAATGATATTAAAAACATGTATGAAAATACCAAATAATAAAAAACTATCTCTTGAAAAAATTACAAAAATATATACTAAAAATACAACAAAAAGTTGGAAACATAATATGATAGACATACTATATTTTTTTGAAAAAAGAGATGGGTTATCTATACAACCGAATAAATATGGTTCTATAGATACTATATCTATTTCTACGAAACAGAAAAAAAATATACAAAATGTAATAGAGAATTATATAGGATCTATTGTAGAATTATGGCCCGAACTAATAGAATATAGTAAAAAAAAGTAATTATAGTGTATATAATGACCGATATACATAAAAATATTCAAAATTTAATTGGTAAAGGTAAACAGGCTAAGGTGTATAGTTCTAGTATAAAAAATATTGTTATAAAAGTAATACCAAAAAAAAAATATAACAAAAAAGAATATTTTTATGCAAAAAAAATAGGAGATATGGGTCTATCTCCAAAAATATACAATAAAAAAATAGTAGATAATTATGTTTTATTATATATGCAAAAAATAGATTGTACATTATTGGATTGGGTACAAAAAAAAAGAACTACAAAAGAATATGATCAAGTATATAGAAAAGTAATAAAACTTGTTCAAAAATTACATTCTCATAATATACAACATGGAGATATTCATGTAGGGAATATTGGAAGAATAAAGAATAAATGGGTTCTTATTGATTTTGGGTTTACACATAAAAAAGGAGAATCTTCAGGACAAAAATTCTTAAGTAAAGAAACAAAAAAAATACGAATGATTCCCGAAACAGATAATAAAGGATATGAAGAATATTTTAAAAATATATTACAACCTTATAAAAAATTACCAACATTATTAAAAATTCACTTGTGGAGAATTTCATAATTACAGGTAGTCTGATATATTCATAGGAAGTTCTTCTATTTTTGTATTATAATATCTTTCTATTTCTTGTAATTTACCATATTCTCTTTCTGTTACCAAATTAATAACACAACCTTTCCTACCCCATCTTCCACATCTTCCAGAAGAATGTATATACCCTTCTTTATGAACTGGTAGGTCAAAATTGATAACCAAAGAAACCTGTTGAACATCAAATCCTCTGGATAACAACCCGGTGCTTAACAGAACACGTGTTGTACCGGAACGAAATTTCTCTATTGAACTAGTTCTTTCTTCTTGCGACATATTACCTGATACTAAACCAACGCCAAATCCTTCTTTTGTCAAAATATCATATAATCTTTCCACATCTGCTTTCTTATTAACAAAAATAATAGACTGTGTTATAGATATTGTACCAAATAAATCAATTAATGTATCTATTTTGTGTTCTCTTTTTTGTAATCCTACATAAAATTGTGCAATACCATCCAAAGTAAGCTCTTCTTTTTTTACTAAAATATGTAATGGTTTTTTTATAAATTTTTTTGAAAGTTCTAGAACTTCCGGTGGAATAGTCGCACTAAATAATGCTACTTTAGTAGTAAGTGGTATAATTTGAAATATGTCATATATTTGGTCTATAAATCCTCTTGATAACATTTCATCTGCTTCGTCTAGAGCAAATACTTCTAAATGAGAAACATCTAGTTTTTTTCTTTTCAAGTTATCCAAAACTCTTCCCGGTGTACCAATTACAATATGACTACTCTTTTTTTTTCCCCATCTATCATACTCGGAACTTTTTGTACCACCAATAGATAACTTTATTCGTATATCTTTCATATAAAAACTTAAAGCGGATATAACAGTATGTATTTGGGACGCAAGTTCTCTAGTTGGAGCTAAAATAATAGCTTGTGTATAATCCTTATCTGTCTTAATTCTCTCTAATATACCAATCGAAAATGTTCCTGTTTTACCAGTTCCTGATTGTGCTTGTGCTATAATATCATTACCTTGAGCTAATGGAACAATTGCTCTTTTTTGTATAGCACTTGGTTTCTCAAAACCATATGCATATATTCCTTTTAATACATGTTCTTGTAATCCCATATCATCAAATGATTCATATGTTATAACTTTTTCTCTCGAATCTTCTATTTCATTACTTGCATCTGTAGTTGTATCTGTAGTTTCATCTTGTATAACTTCTTGCTTGCTTTCACTTTTGTTCATTGTAAGAACTATATAATAGATATATTATATATCTGTTTAAGTAATACTATTTACAGGAATCATCAGATTCCTCAGACTCCTCATAACTATCAGAATCACTTATTTCTTCACTTAGTGAATCGTCAGGATTAGAAACTGTATGCTTTTCTATATATTTATGTAAATACCCACCTTCTTGTACAACTAACTCCCTGTATTCTTCTATAAAATTATATATTATATAAGGGTCTTCAATGGCTCCAACAATAATTTCTTCTAAAGAAAACATAACTTTAGAATTATCTCCATTTACAGAACCAAAATATATTTTTTCTTCCCAAGAAATTTTACGAAAATCTGATATTTTTAGTAATTCATTACTACTAAATGTAGTTGTATTATCAAACATATAGAACATACGAATTAGAATATAATCTTTATACTTATAAACCGATGGACAAAACTTTCGCACTAATTCTTTTTTAGACGGAGGGTGTTTTGATTTTAGTAATAGGTCATATAACGTATTAATAAGATCAGGATGAACAGAATTCATGATTATTATATATATATATTGTAAAAAACTTTATATAATTTTATATAATTTTATAAAATTAAAAAGACGAGAAACTGGGATTTGACAGGGTATTAGAGTACACGGATGGTGGTAAAGGAACAGTTTTATAACAAACACCTACACCGGTTGTATTAGGAGGAGAACAATGGACAGAAACATTATTTACATCACAATATGTATTACATTCTACTGGTTTTGCAGTACAAGAGTCACACGATAATTTCTCTTTACAATAGTTTCTACAATTTCCCATAATAGAATTAGCATTTGTAGTAAGGTATCTTCTGTAATCATATGTATTTTTTATTTGATTTGTAGTTCGTAACAAAGAATTGTATGTTTCCGAAGAACGATAATCTGTAAAAGTTCTACCATCGTTCATAATAGCAGGACACATAGAATATTTATTATTAGGAACTTTTAGAGAATCCTTTATTTGAGAAATTGTTTTATGTTCGGGAGTATCTTTAAATACAGTATATTTATGAATATCGTAATGGGAATTAAACCCATCCATACTTTTTTCAGACAAAGAATTCATTCTATATAACTAATATATATTTTTTTTAATGGTTAAGATTCTTCTTCCGATTCATCAGAAGATTCTTCATCGGAAGATTCATCATCCGATTCAGATGACTCTTTAGACTCTTCCTTTTTATTAGTAGATACTTCTATAACTTCTATATCATCTTCTTCCTGATTATCTTCTATATCATCTTCTTCCTGATTATCTTCTTGATAATTACCTTCTACATTTTCTGGGACAGAATCTAGTAAAGGTTCCATTCCTTCTGGAACACTTGGTAATATATTTGGTAAAACATTTGGTAAAACATCAGATAAAATATTTGTTTGGTATGGGTTCATACCAGATGGTAATGGACACATAGGGACTTCTTCTTGTAAGCATTCTTTACTTTGTTTTTCCAATAAAGAATGAAGAGCGGCAATATCATGATAATTCTTACTAACACTATTTTTTAGATTTCGTACTTCTTTATTCGTAAAAAATAAAGCAGCACAAATAATAGAAATAAGAATCACAAGCAATACCAAAATAATAGTTTGCATATTCGATGCTTGAATATTCATGTATAGTATTAGTAGATTATATTAATTATTGGTTAAAACGCAATAAAGGAGTTATATGTTATGGTACTTTTTTTCTTGTTATATTACTATATGATATTTAATTATAGAAATAAAAATTATAAAATATGGGGTCTAGGAGGTGAAGGAACAGGTAATATGGGGGGGGGGGAATAAAGATATATTTATAAATAAATCACAAGAAATAATAAAAGATATTCAAGAAGAATATCCTAATATTCGTATATATGATTATATTAATATAAGAGAAAAAGAAGAAGATATAGAAAAAATTACAAAACTATTTCCAGATAAATATTTAGGTTCTTTTTTAGGTATAAATAAGTCTTATAAAAATGTATATACAAATTTTGCAAGTTCATTGGAAGATATTAAAAATAATAATATAGAAAATTTTAATGTAGAGAAAAAAAGAGATAAACTTTATAATTTAGTAAATAAATATGATAAGAATGAGCTTTTAATAAGAAGCTTATACCATCTTCATCTTGAACAAAAATATTATTTTGAAAATAGAATATTACAAGAAACCGATACATATAATACATGGTTTATTACTTATTATATAAAAAACAACTTATATGGTGGTATATTCTTATTTAGAAATAATAATAATCCTAATTTATATAAAATTCAGGGAATTACAAAATATTATGGTCCTGTTATTACTAAAATATTTCATAAAAATATAGAAATAGAAAAATTAAATACTTTACTAATACCGGTAGTAGAAAAATTTGTTGCAAATCTTGGTGGAATAAGAATATATGTTGATCCTATGGAAAAACAAGGAGAACTATTAGAAAAATATTATGGTTTTGTAAAAACAGACGAAAAAAACATACAAGGTTTTGATACAAATTATGGTAAAGAATTTAATAATTATTATATTAAAGAAATATAACTACATTTATATTATACAAATACTATTTTTTTTTGTTTTTATTCCAAATGAGGTGTTTGTATTGTTTTATACTTATTTCTAGCAATTTTATATATTATATGATAAGTTATACTATTTTTTTTTTCAAGTCGTTTCTTGAATTTTGTTTCAGAAAAATCATTTGACTGTGATTTCACATGTGCCGAAAGTACTTTGAAGAGGTTTCAAGCCTATTTCCAACATCTGCTTGATGCGATTGGTGGATTCACCTTTTTTAAGGTGAATCCACCACTCGTAGCCATTATTTGAATCAAAGATTCCTGAGCCGGCTGTGAAGCTATCTTTTCCAAAAATCGCAAACAGCTCAGCTGTTTTAAAGAAAACCTTGGAGTGGATTTTCCGTTGTAAACGCCTCGAAGCCTTTTCTTTATCGGGGTACGCGAAAGATACAGTTACATGGTTCCCCTCCGCTGGTATTCCATGTTCAGTATCGGTGTATTCCCAATTCTTGAGCACACTGGCAATCAACACTGCATTTTCACAGAGTCCCTTTACGATCTTGACAAACAGTGGGTAGTTTTCAACATACTCCCCAAGCGAGATCAAAAGGTTCTCAAGCAAATCCTCCACATCGTCTTTGTCAAGACCCAGCTTCACTAATGACTTTACGACATTTTTGACACTCTCAGTGTCAAAAATGGCTTCATAAAGCATAGAATTTGCTTCAAAAATTTGCGACTCGAGGGCTCTTTTTTTCTCTTTGAGATCATTTAAACTCATTCCCCCTTCTGCCGGCTGCTTCGTCAAATGATCCAACGATTCTTCCAGTTCAGCAATTTTACGTGTTGCTTTAAAAGATAGCTCCGCAAGCTGTTTTTGTTCACACTTGAACCTTCTTGATAATACACAGCCCATTCTAAGTTATCAAGCGCAACCGAAAAGTTTTCGAACGCAACCGAAACGAAGTTTGTGTTACTTCGCTCGAGTGAAAATAGTAATATATGTCCTTGACCCTCCCCCCGTGTCAATTTTTTTTGTTTTATTCCAAATTAGGTGTTTGTATTGTTTTATACTTATCTCGGGCAATAGAAATAATATCCTTAGAAAACCCTTCCATTTCGAGTAAATCTAAAGCAATATGTTCTTCGGATATTCCTTTATGAACTTTATAGGTATTTTCTAATAATTTTCCCTCACTATCTCTTGTAATTTCGACACAATAGTTCATAACCTTTTTCTTTGTATCTTTTTCTAATACTCCTAAGGAATGGTAATGAGTAGTTACTAGACAACATACATTTGTAAATGTATTCGAAATATACTTTAAGATAGAATATGCCCCTGCAATACCTTCTTTGTAATTTGTAGATGTAAAAACCTCGTCTAACGCAACAAGAGACTGATATTCGGAATCCAAGGTTTTCATCTTTTCTATAAATGTATGACATCGTCTCATTTCTGCCTGAAAAGTAGATGCTTTTCCTTCAATATCAGGAACATGGAAATATGTATCAATATATTTGTATGGTTTGGTAGTAACCCATTTTTTTGCGAATGCTATACCAATTGTTTGAGATAAAATACTATTTACAAAAATAGTTTTTACAAAAGTAGATTTACCTCCGGCGTTTGGTCCAGTAATTAAAAATGTATTGGTTTTCTTCTTACCTCCTAATGAATTTGGAACAGGGGTATTTGTAGAGGACAATATAGATGGGTTCCAAAAATCTGTATAATTTCGTTTTTTACCAAAAGAAGAGAACGTCCAAGGTAAATTGGTAAGTGTTTGTATATAGGAATATACAGAATATATAGCATCTATGTATCCAATTTCAAATATATATTTTGATAAATCTTCTAATACAGACTGGCTTTTTGTATAAGTTGCTAAAATACAACCTTTATTTGAGAATATGGAACATTGTTTTTGTATAGATTCTTGTAATAATACAGATTCTACAGAGAAAGATTTTATAGATTCTGGTAAAAGAGAAGATATATCTGTAATAGCATGTATAGTTTTACCAACTTGTATAACTTGAGATGCTGTTCGTAATTTTGTATGAATCATATTTGTAATATTATTAGTTAATTTGGACATACTAAAAATAGTGTATAAATTGTAAAAATACATAGCAAACCATATACCTGTAGAAAGTAAAGTTAGCATAGCTGTTTTATTTCCAATAAAACTAACTGTAAATACTTTAGAACGAAGTAATTTAAACACTTGATAAAAAGAAACTTTTACTTTCATATATCGTAAAAAAAGATAGGGAACTAGTATAGTAATAACAGGTGCCATAATACTAAAAAATGGAGAAACAAACATTTTATAAAAAGTAGTTCCCTGTAAAATAAGTTCATTTGCATTAATATGTTTTCCAACAACTGGTAATTGAAAATATACCATATCAAATAACGTTTCTGTTTGTTCATCCTTCTTTTTCCATAACCAAAAAACATCTTCTGGATTTTCTATATTTTGTAAAACTTTTTTTATATGTTCTCCAAATTCTTTATGTTCTATAAAATACTGTAATAGTTGTTGCCTTTTCTTAATTTCATCTGTGTCATAGGTTGGGTTTTGAAAAATATATCGTAAAACATATTTTCCATATGGGGTAATAGTATGTTTTGTAAAACATTCATATATAGAATCTGTTCCTGTATCATTTGATGCAAAAAATTCTAAATCTTCATATACATGGTCTTCAATATCTAATCTAGAAGGTGTATTTTTTGGAAATAGTATATTTTGAACTGTTTTTTCCAAAATAGTATTTTGTTTCATATTTTCAAATTGTTCTTGTAAAGGAACTTCTCCCTTTACAGAAAAGAGTGTGTTTTGTATATTTTGAACAAGATTCATGATATAAGTATAAAAATGATAAATATATATACTACAAACCGCAAAAATAATACTATATATTTATAATATACTATGACAGAAAGACTTCCAGAATATACATCTCAATTCAAAAATGATTTTGATTCATCGAAAGTATCTGACCCAAGAACAACTCGTGGCTGTGATTTTACCTGGTTTAACACAAGTGGTGAAAATATTATAAAAACAAATTACAATAATTGTAATGGCTCAATAAATAAACATAACTATCCTTGGGGGAAAACAAAAAATATTTCCCATACATCATTTCAATTATTGAACAATAAAAATAAAGAAGGATGTGATTTTTTACAATCCTTATCTTTACCTTCTACTATTCCTGTAAATTATAAATGTGTTGTGCAGAATTGCTCTTGTAATAAATAGTATAAAGATATTATAACTATATAGTATATATAATATTCGCTAATGAGTTCTATACAATACGACACAATCAATAAAGAAACTATTCAAGTAGGTTCTACAATATATGCTTTCCCAAGACTAAAGCACGAAAACAATAAAAGTTATTTTATAAGAAAAAATTTTTTTATAAAATCTGCTCCATCTACAGAAAAAGAATATGTAGAAGCAATTCAAAAATCATTAATAGAAAGTTTTACAAAGAGATTAGGATGTACTTATTCATAATATGTATTCATAACATTCATCTGATCTTCTTCTAATTTATCATATATTTTACAAAATTTAGAAATATTCCATAGGTAAAAAACTTTTTTTGGAGGTGTATAAGATTTACATTTTTTTCTTAAATCAAATTTACAAAATTTTTCTACTTTAAATGTTCCTTTTTTACGACTACCTGTAATTTTTCTTTCATATAAAATATAATCTTGTGTATATATTTCATCTAATTGTAATTCTGAAATTATTGGATAACTTGGAAAATAACCAAGAATAAACAAAATATTACATTGTAGCATTTCATCTATAACTTCTCGTGTTAGACTATTTGGGATATAATTTTGATTTATATATTTTATATTTTTCCTATCTCTCAATCTTATACACGCATTATTTTTATTATAACTTGGTAAAAAAATATTTGTATAATATTTTAATTTACGATTATTATCAAATGTAAATAGAAGCATATTATTCTTTTTTTTTATTGTAATATCAGAATAATAATCTGATAATATCATTGTAAGTGTTGATTGTAAATTTTTTCCCTTCCAATGTCTTGGTTTGCTTGGAATAATAAATCCTTTATAGTATTCAGTTCCCCAGTGATTTAGATGATTAACATCTCCTAAATCTACAAATACAAATTCTTTTATTTTTGGAAATAAAACTATTGGACTTATATCTATATCTGCTCCAAAATATAATAATCTTTTCATTATATTATATAATAATATAATGAAACCTAAAAATCATAAAAATACTCTTGAAAAGGGTATATGTGAATTAAAAGAAATTAAAAAAATAAATATAAAAATACCAAAAAAATTTATAATATCTAAAATACAAGAAAATAATTGTTATTTATTATGGAATAAGTATAAAAAAGAATGTAATAGATTGCATAATTATAAAACATTACGATTATATCATTTAACAGAAACATCAAATGTAAAATCTATATGCAAAAATGGTTTTGATATTTCACTTTCTAGAATGAGAGCATTTGGAAAAGGTATAAATTTAGCAAATACTATTTCACATCTTAAACATTATTATAATATGTATAAAAATAAAAATAATAATGTAAGTATTATTGTTTGTGAGGTATGTGTTAAAAAATCACATGAAAATGAATCTGATATAACAGCAGATAAATTTATAGAAAAATATGGTTATTCAAAACCAAAATATATGAGTCCTAAAAAAGGATATGATAGTATGTATGCTGGTCCAATTTGGATAATACCATCAAGTTCAAGAGTGTATCCATCTTTTGTAATAGAAGGTAAATTTATATAAATAGTTTTATATAATATGTATTAAAATATATGAATATATTTATCTTTAAAAGCTCTTGAAGGAACTTGTTTCATATGTTTTACATAATGTAATGTATTTATTTTCCATGTATGTGATTTACCATTTATTCTACGAATATAAATAAAATCATAATTTGGAGCAGAATATATAGGAATACCTATTCTTTTACATTTTCTTTGAAAAGACACATCACCTCCAGATTTTACATTATCAAATACTATTTTGGAAAATACATATTTATGTATAAATAATGTTGGACCTGCTATATGAAAAACTTTTCCAATAGTTCCTGAACTTAGAAATAATTTATTTAATTCAGGAATATACACATAAAAAGAATTTCTTCCAAGAACATATGCTTTGTATTGTATCATAGATTGTAAATTAATTAAAACATAACTTGGACCATAATAATCATCATCATCCATTTTACACCATATCATATCATTCTCTTTCATCTTGGAGACTGAGTATTGATTACATGCCCATTGTGTTAATTCTGGTTTTGTCTCTACAATATAATTTCTAATTCCTTTTTGTTGTAATATACTTTCTACTTTTTTAATATCAATTCGCATATTAAAAATAATACATAATGTTTTATGAGGATATGATTGTCGTAAAAAATTATGTATAATATTTGGAAGAAACTGGAAACCTTTATTCGTAATAGTAGTTATAAATACACCTTTATTTCGTAATTCTTGAAAAGGATAAGAAAACATAGGTTTTCTAGTATTTCTTAGATTTTTAAGTCTATGTATATTTCTGTAAATCTTACTACGATCCATATACTATTATATATAAAATTGATTAATATATAAGACGATATAGGATTGATAAAAAAAAATATATAAAGTATCTTACCCTGTATATACAATAATACGTATTTACGAGTATATCTCTTTTACATAATGGAAGAAGTTTCATCATATTATCGATGTAAGAAGATAAAACATACAGGTGATTTGGAAATCAATACAATATATTGGGAAAAAGAGGATGTGAAAGAAGAAGATGACTCAGACTCGGATTCAGAAAATGAAGAAAAAAATAATACAAAAAAACTAATCATTAGAACATATGGTTTGACAAGAGAAGGGTATTCAGTATGTTTAGAAATTACAGGATTTAAGCCTTATTTTTTACTAAAATTACCAGATACATTTTCTACTAGTCTAATTAGACAATTACAAAACAAAATACTGTATTTTATGCCATATTATCATAAAAAGGATATATCGTTTTCTGTAGTTCAGATGAAGAAACTATACTATTTTGATAATTATAAGAATCATACATTTTTGAAATGTTCTTTTACAACAGAAGGTTCTCGATGGAGCGCGATTAAATCTATATCATCTAATGAGAAACCATATGTTACATCAAGTGATATTATAATTAAAAAGTCTCGTGTATATAAAATATATAGAAAAGAGTATGTATTTGATATTTACGAGTCAAAAATAGATACAATTATACGATTTATTCATATTTCTAAAATAAAACCTACTGGTACTATTTTTGTGGAAAAGAAGAATTGTAAAAGTTGTTCTACGCGGACAACTTGTCAGATACAATATACTGTAGATTATAAGAATATTGTTCCTGTAGAAAATGAATGGATTGCCCCATTTCGGGTATCGTCGTATGATATTGAATGTACAAGCATTGATGGAAGTTTTCCACAGGCCTCACGAAAAGGTGATGAAATTATACAGATTGGAACTACTACAAGAATATATGGTCAAAAGAAATGTTGTATTCGTTATATTGCGACATTGAAAGAATGTGCAAAAATAGAAAATATTGAACATGAAAATTTCACAGAACATGTTATTGTAGAGTCTGTAAAAACAGAAAGAGAACTTCTAATAGCTTGGAAAAATCATATACAAAAAATAGATTCTGATGTACTAATTGGATATAATACATTTGGTTTTGATAATAAATACTTATACGACAGAGCAAAATTGTTAGGTTGTGAAAAAGCATTTTCTAAATTAGGTAGATTACCTGGTAAAGAATGTGTATTAAAATCAAAGATGTTAAGTTCTAGTGCGATGGGTCAAAATCTTCAACATTATCCAGTTATTCCAGGACGTGTTCAGATTGACTTATTACATGTAATACGAAACGATCATAATCTTGGTTCGTATAAATTAGATAATGTAGCAAAAGAATTTATTGGTCTTCAAAAAAATGATTTACCACCACAGCAAATATTTGAAAAATACCATTCTGGTTCACCAGATGATATTCGCACTATTGCGGAATATTGTATACAGGATTGTATTCTTGTAAATGATTTATTTGATAAGTTGGACAAATTTGTAAATAATATTGGAATGTCTAATATATGCTTGGTTCCTATTGATTTGTTATTTACAAGAGGTCAGGGAATTAAGGTTTTTTCTAAGATTGCTGAGAAATGCTTGCAAAAAAATACAGCCTTTCCAACATTAGAACAAATTACAGATAGAAATGCTGGGGGTAAATATGAAGGTGCGATTGTCTTAGATCCAGAACCCGGGTTTTATGATTCTCCTATTGCTGTATTAGATTATGGTTCTCTATACCCTTCTACTATCATTGAGCATAATATTTCGTATGAAACATATGTTCAAGATCCAAGTAGAATGGATAAAGATTCTATGGATATTCGTTATAATATATTAACATACAAAGATAATGAAATACATATAGATAATATTTACGCGGAACCACTAGAAAAGACAGCAAAAGATTCCTATGATAAAAAGATGATGCCCAATATAGATAATAAAGGTATTATACCGAGTCTTTTACAAGATTTATTGAAAGCAAGAAAAGCTGCTAAAAAAGAAATGGCAAAAGCTACAGATCCTTTTAAAAAGGCTGTATATAACGGTAAGCAACTGGCATTAAAAATTACAGCAAATTCTGTATATGGATATACAGGAGCAAAATATAGCGATCTTCGATTTATTTCATTAGCAGCATCGACCACAGCAGGTGGAAGACAAAAAATTTATGATGCGAAAAGTCTTGCTGAAAAACATTATAAAGGTGCTAAAGTAATATATGGCGACACAGACAGTATTTTTTTGAACTTATCTGGTTGTGAAATATTAAAAGGATTACAAGGAAAAGCTCTATTAGGTGGAACTATTACATTAGGAGAAGAGATGGCAGATTTCATTACATCACAATTCCGAAAACCACAAGTATTAGAATATGAAAAGACATTTTGGCCTTTTATGATAATTACAAAAAAACGATATGCTGGTAATAAATATGAATTTGACACAGAAAAATACAAATTTACTGGAATGGGTCTTGTTACAAAAAGAAGAGATAATTCTCCTATTGTAAAAAAGATTTATAAAGGAATCTTAGATATTTTATTTGGAGGAGAAGAATCTTCTAAAGCGATTACAAAAGCAGTATCGTTTTATCAAAAAAGCATACAGGATGTCTTAGAAGGAAATATTGACCTTTCTGATTTGGTTGTATCCAAAACTCTTAAGACAGATTATAAGAATCCAACACAAATAGCTCATAAAGTCCTAGCGGAAAAGATACGTGATAGGGACCCTGGAAACGCTCCTTCTTCTAATGAAAGAATACCCTATATTTACATAGACCATAGAGAACTACAATGTTTTGTATGTAATAAAAAAAAGTTACATATTAATAAGTGTAAATGTATAAAATGTATGAACTTATTTTGTTCTAGTCATATTACACAACATAAAAAATATTGTGTCTCAAGATGTAGAATTTGTTGGGGTAAAGAAACGGATATGGATATCATATTTTGTAATGTTTGTAAAGGCGGGTATTGCAAGAAACATAGATTAGAACACAAATGTACAAAGATACAAATGAAAGTTCTTCAAGGTGACTTGCTAGAAACGCCTAGTTATATTATGAAACATAATATTAAAGTGGATTATAGATATTATATAGAGCATCAAATTAAAAATCCTGTACAAGATATTTTTGATTTAATACAATCTATTAAAAATAAAAATGTTATTCACGATTTATTAGAAACTGATAATCGGAAAAAAACAAATTCACGAAGTATTAGGGATTTTTTTAGTAAGAAGAAGTAAAATTCTTATTCAATAGTAATAGTTTGTTCTGTTTTAGCTTCTGGTTTTTTTCTACGAGTGTATTTTCTTTTAGGTTTTACAACTGGTTCTGTTACCATAGATACATTAGATTCTGTTTGTGGAGATTTTTGAGGAACAGATTTTGAAGGTTGGGTTGGAAAATTCTTGGATAGTGATACTTCTCTAACATTAGAATTGATTTGTGTAGTTGCACTTTGTCCTTGTGGGGTTACACTTTGTCTTTGTGGGGTTACACTTTGTCTTTGCGGGGTTACACTTTGTCTTTGTGGGGTTACACTTTGTCCTTGTGGGGTTATATTAATGTTAGATGATTGAGACAAAGTATCTGGGTGTCCCATAGTATCTTGAACACTTTTTAGATAGTGAATTTGTTGAGCAAATGTAGTACATAAATTTGTTAGAGAGGTCACTTGGTGTTCAAGAGACTGTAGTCGATGTTTTATTTCCATAAATCCTAGTCTTTGACTTGCTGACATTATTATATATACAATATAAGGAGAATATTCATGTATTTTAAACGCTTATAATTTTATAACATCCTTTTTGTATCACAATGAATACTACAATGTAATAAGTACATATTTGGTTTCATATTATATAATACCTTGTATTTTTTGTCAAGTAAGTCATGATTACCACAGTTATAAATATTCATATTAATCGCACATAGTCCAGCTGCTATTTTTTTATATATGAATGGTTTCCCATATACTATTTTGTTTTGTATTATAGAACATTTTCTTCCTTTTGGAAAAGATATAATACTATTTGTAATATTTTTATATTGTTGCAATAATTCAAAAAAAGTTGGATAGAGTCCATCGTCATCATCTAGTCGTATTGTGCAATAATTATCTTGAAATGTAATTGTATTAAATTGAGAAAAAGATTCTATAAAGAATACTTTAATATAGGGAAACTGTTTTGTTATATACAATAACCTTTTTTTATAGAACTCGGGTAAATATGAACTTGTATATATATGCCATTCAAAGTTCTTGTATGTTTGTTGTACAATAGAGGGAAGTGTAATTGTTTCAAATACTGTAAATTTATAAGATAATCTTTGCTTTGAAAACAAAACTTTCTTATATTGTTCTACAGATTTACTATTACGTGTTAGTCTATAAGAAGTAGAAGTTGGATCAAAAATAGAGAATCTTGTAATAATATACACTTTCATATATAATTATAAAATAGAATACTATGTAGAATGGAACATAGAATGAATAAGATGTTTAGTATATTTTCTATGTTCTATTTTACTATTTTTATGAATAGATGTATCAAATAATAAAGAAATATTACCAAAAGGAAATGTGGATATATATGTTTTACAGTAAGAAAAAATAAAATTATCAGCAACTAATTTTGTTTTATAATTTCCTTGTATAGATTTTTCTATACGAGGAAACATTTTTACAAGTTTTTCTATTCCTTTACGATTATATAACAAGACTTTTGTACCATAACATACTTTTTTATACGGTGTGCATAAATTTTTTTTTTTGTAGTTTTTTATATTATCTTGTAAAATAGTATTTGGACCAGTTGGTAATAAATTAATACACTCCCATATATTTGTATATCTTGTAAAATATTGTAACATATTACTGTTTTTTACAAAATGTTCTAGTTCTATATTATCTTCCATAACAATACAATATGGGTCATTATTTTTATAAGCTTCATGTATTGCCTTTATGTGTGATACAAAACAACACAATTCATTTGGATTATGTATCTTATATCGCTTTACAAGATATTGTATATATGGTATATTTTTATGATATGCTTCTATTCTTGTAGATTGCAATGAGTAAAAATCAAATTGTTTCTTCATAAACTCATTTCTTTTTTTTTCAGATTGTAGATTAATATAATAAATGGGAAACATATATATATATATATAATACAATAGTTTGTTATAATAATATTACAAAAGATGCGTAAGAAAGTTCGTATATGTATGAATATATACAAGGAATATTTTATAGTGTATAAATTGTATTATATAAAGAAGTTTTTATATTTTGTATAAAATGAAAAGAAAACATTCTCATGCTTTTCCTATACATTCAAGAAAAAATGAAGTTCGAGATGATATTACAAATGGAGAAGAAGATGATGGAAGTAATGGTGTTGGTATTGGGATACTAAAATCATTAATGAAACAAAAAGTAGATTGTATTGGAAACCATATCTGGTTTAATACAGATGTTACAAATCAAAGTATTAGTCAATTAAATAAAATAATTCATGCTAAGAACTTTTTGTTTTCACAAAAAAAAAGAGAATCTGAAAATACTTTTGAACTTATCCCAAAGCCATTATATTTGCATATAACAAGTTATGGAGGAGACTTGTTGGAAGGAATGGCTGGTGTAGATTGTATAGTAAATTCTACTATTCCTATTTATACAATTATTGAAGGTTATGCTGCAAGTGCGGCAACATTTTTATCGGTTGTTGGTAAAAAAAGATATATGACAAGAAATTCTGTGTTACTAATTCATCAATTAAGCGCGGGTGCTTGGGGGAAAATGGAAGAATTGGAAGATGAACATAAAAACAATACATTTTTTATGAAAAAAATATATTCTTTGTACAAAAAATATACAGAGATTTCTAAAGAGAAACTAGAAAAAAAGATGAAAAGGGACATATGGTGGGGATACAAAAAATGTAAAAAATATGGTTTTGTAGATGAGGTTTATACAAATGAATAAATTATAATATTATAATAATCCATCTTTCATATATGGTAAATTTCTACCTTGTAATTTTTTTCTTTTAACATTTTCAGGAACATCTATATCCGGACAGAACATAGAGTTTTGTGCGGATACAGGAATACCACATTGTCGTAAATAGTCAGTGTTTCTATAAAAAGAAGTAGTGCTCATACCACCTCTTATAAAATGTCTCGGGATACTATTTGCTTGTTTATAAATATCTCTTTGGACAGATTTTTCAAGCGGGAACCATCTTTCTTTCATATCTACTTGATTATTACAAGATTTAGAAACACGACTGGTTTCTCCATGGGACAATTTGCTAAATGTATCAGTATTCATAAGAGGAGCTCTACATTCTCCCATATAGGGAACTGACCTGTATGGTCTAGTTTCAAGAGATTGTCTTGATTTGGTATGTGTCATAACATTTCCTGCACAACCATTACGCATACGAGAATCATATTCTACATTACCACATACCATAGACGGATAATGTTGTTGTAGTCCAACTTGGCATAAATAATCATTTGTTGGATTGCATCTAGAAGTAAAACCAAATGCATAATCAGACATATGTTTGTTTGCATCTTTTTTCCAATCAATAACACATTTGTCACTGTGTAAGTTTGTATTATTCATAATCCAATTATTGCACATAGAACTATTCTTTTTGTTTGACATAATGTATTAGTCTATATAATCTATTATTATATTTTAATTCTCGTTTATGATATTTACAAAAAGAGCATTTATGGAACGCTAGTTCTAAACAATTTTCAAATAAACATACTTTTATAATAGTATTGTCTATTAGTCTGTATTTATATGTATACATATCAGGACTCGTGCGAATAAAAATCCCATTACTTTGTTCATACAATGTGGGTGTGTGATACATTATTCTATAATATAAAAATAGTAAATATATTATATAGATGGTTGTCCGCAATATAAACCTTGTTCTTTACATGTAGGACCTGTTTGAAAACACCATTTAGAAAAAGAAGTTTGGTCTGGAATACATTGGTATGCCCTTGTATAAAATTCTCTTTGAGAATTTCTTCGTTGAAATATATCAGATGTATCTTTGTATAATCGTATATCAAACTTTGATTCAATATCCTTCCTTGTTTCTATATTCTCTTCTGTATCACATACAAAAACAGCAGGTGCTTTTTTCTTTTTACAAGAATCATTTATGTAATCAAAGTTCATAAAAGGATTATTATCTGTTGGAACTGTTTTTTTTTGTACTTTTGTAGAATATGATGTAATAGGATTGTCAAAGGTTTCTTTTTTTTTCTTCGAAGTTTCATATATATACCATACATATGTAAAGACGATAGGGAACAATGGTAAAAATAAGAAGCATACATTCCTTACAAGAACAAAAAGAAGTATATTTGAAAAAATAGAAAAGCGAACAATCGCATTAATTGTTTTTGCACCCATAGTATAGTTTTTTGGAATAACATCCAACATATATTTTTTATCAAATATAATTTCAGGTGTCTCAAACCAATAAGGTATTGTCATACTTTATTTTTATATATATACTTTACATAAATATATATATATAAAAAAAAATTAATAAAATTATAAAAATAAAAAATACCAATATATAATATTATACAAAATTATTTTTTCATTTTCTTTTGTAATCTTCTACGAACCTTTCTACTTTTCGGATTACCAGACTGTTTAAACATATCTGCCATACCAGACATATTTTTCATCATATTCATCATACTTGACAAGTCAGGCATACCTCCGTTTGAATCACCACCCGATCCACCCATTCCGCCTGTAAATAATTTTGTTGCATCTTTTAGTAGGTCTTCTTGAGAAATCTCACCACTTTCCATTTTCTTTTGTAACTTATCTGTAACTGTACTAACTAGTTTCCCAATTCCATTATCTTTATCTCCTGACATCATTGATTGAAATAGTTTCATCGGATTATCCATACCTTCCATACTACTATTAATATCAATTTTCTCTGATTTAAGTTCTTCTGATATTTCTTTTGCAAGTTTTCCTATAGAAGAAGATTCTATCGGGTCCTCAGTTCCACTATTACTTTCTTCATTTTCTTCATTTTCTTCATTTTCGGTTTCTTCTCGTATTGTTCTTTTCCATGTAACCATATTTGAAATAATTTCTGGAAAATCATGTATTGTAGTTTCAATAGATTTCATAGTCTCTTTATATTTTACAGAGTCTTCTGATTCCGATTTATATGTTTCATAGTTTTCTTTTGTATAAGGAATAGAGTAGCTAAGTGCGAATAATGTATGGAGGTATTCCCAACAAATATATTTGTTTTTTTTACTTAGAGATTGCATAAACGTTAAAAAAGATACATTTTCAAATACAAAAGGGTCGTATTGATTTTTTTCAAAAAAATCAAGGTCTGTTTTAGAAACTTCCTTCATATAAGGATACCAGTTTTTAATAAAAAAATCTAATATCTTATCATTTTCTTTTGGTAAAGAAGGCTTGTATTCATTATATAACTCCGGTGTAGTTTCTTTAGTAGAATTAAGAAATAGTCTGTAGTTTTCAATAAATCTGTTCATCTAGTAATACTTATTAAAAGTATTAATAAATTACTAATTATACGCATTTTTCTGAAAGTAAAACCATTACCTGAAAATACTTCCAAACAACTTCTTTATTTTCATCAGATAGTTTTGTTTTCCATAGTTCTTTTAAGTGAATAGAGTCAGAAAGATAATCTTTATCTACATCGATATTATCATTCATAAAGAAATCTTCATTCTTTTCAAGAATATGATTTTTATATGGGTTCACAAATTCTACAAAACTATTTAATATCTTTTTTTCGTTTAACATAGTTGCAACACTCAGTTGGCTTTGGAAAATAACAATATCTTTTTCATCCGGTAGTATTGTATGTAGTTCTGATAAAAAATTATCAATAATTTTATTAAATTTTTTTACATTCCTTGATTTACTCATAACTATATAGTATGTATAATGTATATATTATCTCTTTTATATATTTTACGCATAATTTTTATCCATCCAATCTCCTTCTTGCGAGTAGGTCATTATAAGCACTCTCTACATTTGTATTTTCAGAATCATTGCTTGTAACAGGGGTTATAGGAGGTTTTCCATAAGAACTTTGTTGAATAGGTTTTTTTTGTTGAGGGTATAAATCCCTTTTTTGAATATTCATCTCTACTTTTGGATCTTTGGTAGAATAGGATTCTTCCGCAGGTGTCTGTATAGATTGACTTGGTCTTGATATAAATTGAAATGTATGTTCCATGGGCTGATTTTTATCATTTGAACCTAAATATGAATAACTATCTCCTAAGTTAGAATTCATCTCTTGTGAGTAGGCACAAATACCTTCCTCGTGTATATTATTTGATTTTTGTTCCGATTGTTTTTCTAACCATGTAAATACTTCAATTCCAACTAATGGTTTTTGTACCCCTGGGACTATTATAGTAGGAACACTTGTAATAATATTTGGAAAAGATGCTGTGCTTATATTTATTTTTGTAAATTTGGAATGGAATGGTGTTTTACACAAGATACTCATAAATTCTTTAGAATTAATACAGAAATTACTATAATATAGTATATATTGGTCTTTAGCACCTATGCGAAATGGTAAACTATTATTTGAATTCATATAGTAATTTAAGTATAAATATTTAAATGTATAAAACGCATAAAAATTGATAATTTATATAAAGATAATAATGTGTTCTACATATATTAATTTTGTAATTATACACTCAAAAAGTAACATAAAAAAAGAATATACAATATGTCAAAGTACTTTTCTACTATTACAGAAATGGAAGGATATAAAAAAAGACGTAGTGACGAGTTTTATGTAAGTCTTAAGAGCGATATACCAGAATGTATAGGAAATACAATATTACGTTCTATAATGTCAAGTATACAAACATATACAATTGATCCAAAAAGTATTGTGTTTCATAAAAACACATCTTCTTGGGGAAACCATATACTTCAAAAACAATTTGAATATATCCCTCTTATGTATGACATTTTTGATAAGAAAGATATCAATATGATTGAAATAGAACTGAATATTACAAACAAGAATATAGAGTATCGTTATGTAAAAACTGGAGAAATGGTTGTAAAAAATAAAGAAAAGGATATTATCCTTAAAAATGAAGATATCTTCTTCGCAAATATTCCATTATTTCTAATAGGGTATAACGAAGAGGTTCATATGACATGTTCCTTAGAATATGACTCGCAAAAAAATACAAATTCAAGACACCAAGCCTCTAATTGTGGAATGTACTTTGATGATAACACAAAAGAAGTTCGCTTATCTGTAAGCAAACAAACAGGGATATCTTCTAAAGAACTAGTAATAAAATCTATAGAAAGTATTGTTAAAAGATTACAAGACCTTGAACAAAATATTACAATATCTAATAAAAGTAAAGTTCATATTCAAATAAATGCAAATAGAAGATTTGACTTTATACTTATAGATGATGACTATACTATTGGCAGTTTAATAGAGGCATGGAATAATACTAAATTACAAGATATTGTAACAGGGTGTAAAAAAAGTATAGACCACAAATCAATTATACTTGATTTTGGTGTAAAGGGTCTTGATACAAAGGAAAAAATAGATGATGTTATAAAAGTATTTTTAAAATCATTACAAGATATTCATAAATATATGAATATATTGCTAGAAGATTCTAAAAAAATCAATACAAAAACAATTCCTATTCCTACATATATGGAAAAATTAAAAGAATTTAGAAAAATGGTAATGTAATAATATATTTATACAAGATATGTATAAATGTATTAATTTTTTTTTTATATAATAAATAGTATTAATTTTTTGAGTTTTGTAATTTATTATTATATTTTTATATTATGTATCTACGAATATTAATTATATGAATATTAATTATATGAATATTAATTATATGAATAATGCAGAGTATTACATTTGTCCACAAGACTTTTCAGGAGTTGTGGAGAATATGATTCTATATGTTTTACAACAGTTTGTAGAGTAATTCTGAACTTTTTACTAATATGAATACCATGAAGTTTATATAGAACTGGTTTTAGAAAAGGAAGAGATTCTTTTACATCTATAGATTTTCTAATACGAACCATAATATATTCATTGAATGCGGTTATACACAAATTATAAAAGAACCTTTCATATTGAGAAAATGTTTCTGACATCTCTGGATAATATGATAGATATTTTCTAATTTTATGTTCTTTCTTAAGACAGAAATAATGAAAAAGTAAAGAGTAAGAACTTCCTCGCAAATCTTTTACCTCCTGATACTTATTATTGACAAGTTTTACAAACATATCTTCATATCTAACAACATATCCTTCTTTATAAAATGGTAAACGTTTAATAGATTTCCAAATATCACCTTTATTTGTAAAAGTAACAGTAGTTGGTTTCTTAACACCAATATCATTATCAACAATTTTATATGTTTTCATACTTCGTGTCAACAAATGAATAACATTTGGTTTAGAATGTCTTGCCACAACATGATTATCAGGGTGTTGTAGAATAAAAGAATAACAATACTCTTTGTTAAGCTTATTATAATCTAGAGTAATACTACTATCCCACATATCATAAAATGATGTATTTGTTATATAAAATGACTTAGAAGCATCAATTCTTCTGGTTGTCGAAACAACCCAATTTTGTGTTGTAGTATCGTAAAACAATTTAATTTGAGAACCATCATACGATTGTGTAATAGTACAACTTTTTATATTTATTTCATCTGGAAGATGTCTATTCATACTTGAAAATGTATAGCATAATGGCGTATTAGTATCTTTCTGAACAATAATACCACGATATTGTGAAACAATACATTTTTGATCATCTGTCAGTTCTACTTTGTTAGTAGTATATCTATTTTTCCTATTATAAGTGATCATATAAAGATGAGGAAACGACTCTTCTTCTTTTGTAATAAGTCCATAATCTCTGTATAGTGATTTTCTAACAATTTCATAAGGAGTATTTCCTAATACATTCGATAATGTATCAACACTTGAAAGAACAAATGAAGGAATATCAATAGTATTATCTGTTTCAATATTGTCTTTCGTTTCAATAGTATTATCTGTTTCAATATTGTCTTTTGCTCCAATAGTATTATCTGTTTCAATATTGTCTTTCGTTTCAATAGTATTATCTGTTTCAATATTGTCTTTCGTTTCAATAGTATTATCTGTTTCAATAGAACTGTTCACAAGACCGAGGGTTGAACCAATAGAAGACATAATGCTTGACATAAGGTGATTACTGTAAGTAAAAAAAATGTATTACTTTATGATATATAATATGTATATTCTTTAAGTAATTTATATTATAATAATATATATTAGTGAAGACACTCTGTATGGAAAAAGAAATTACACTTGATGATACTAATTTTAATGAAGAAATAGAATTTGTGGAGAAAAAAATAATAGAAGATAAGTTTCCTGATACTATACTAGAAAATATCTTAGTGAATGAATTTTTAAAAGAGCACCCTATATACTTACAATCGGACAAGACATTACAAGATGAAATTATTAAAAAAGTAAAAAGATATATACATATATATAATATTTATAAAAGGATTATCAAAAACAATAATTATATATTTAATTCATATTATGAAGATATTAAGAATGCTGTTTTTTATAGAATAAAGTTCTTTGTTCCAGTTGTTGCAGATATAAAGAAGGTATACTCACTATTTTGTAAAGGGGACAATGGTGCTCGTGACGAAACAGTCTCCCATGAAATTTTACAAGATTTCAAGGAGCAATATTTTCAATTATATCAACTAGGGAACAAATATTATAATAATACAATATCTCTTGTTAAATATAATGAAGAAAAAAGGTCTATTATTGAACCATATATTATTCCAAGTGATAATTTCTTGGAAGAAAACAATATACCTGTAGGAAAAAAGATAACATTAAACGAATATACAAAAATTGTACAGTACAATGGAATAGAAAAATATGTATCTAGTCGTGTAGGTAGAGGGAAAGAGACGATGAATATAGAAAATTCCGTATCTCTTGTCGAAAAAGAATATACTACCACAGAAACAGGAGAATCATTGTATATAGTAGGATTTTACTATATTCCAAGAAATAAGAATATTCAAGACCCTTGCACTAGAATAGAAGTAAAGGACGTACATACTATGGACTTAGATAACTCGTATTTTATCGAATTTCCAAAAAGAACAAAAAAAAAAACAAGTTTACCGGAATCAGAATATCAAGAAATAGTACACAAATGTATTCCAACATACAAGAAAGTTGTAGAATATACCCTTACGTATAATTATACATTCGAGGAAGCAAAAGAATATATTCAATGGTGGGGGTATTCTTTAAAGAACTTGGACTCAAAAGAAATTCAGAAAATATTTGTATATAGCAAAGAAGAACCTATTCATATACAAACTTTTTCTCATATACTAGAAAATGAATTTATACAAAAAAAAGATATACAAAAGGTTCCTTTGTATAAAAATATACCATCTACAGATATAGACAATATATACAAGTTCGCAAATTCTTCTACTGACAAGGGAGATTTATTATATATATTTATATACTTTTCATATTTTTATAAAAAAGAAGATATTGTAAAGTCGTTACCCTCTAAAAAAGAATTTGAACCTTTTAATACAAATAATATTATAGAAAGACTGGAAAAAAAAGAACTAACATTTTCTGATATAAAAAATTATATTACAAAAAATACATATTCATTTTCTACACAAGAAGAGAATGATATTATAAAAAAAATAAATACACCTATCAATAAAGTAAATATACAAGATATAATAGAAAAATATAGTGAATTTTATAAAAAAAGAGACTTTTATATAAATTATAAGGAAACTATATTATTTGAAAAAGATTATGTAAATATGGTTACACCTACAGAGAGTAAGAAAACAGGATTTATTATGAAATATATTAATAGTATACAGTCTGTATCTCAAAAAAAAAGATTATTGTATAAAATTATCGAACTAGATGGTGTTCTTATTGAAAATTATGTGTACTCTAGATACTATAAAGAACCACTATGTTGTGGGCATTGGTACTATTTTTATAAAATAGAAAATAGTAAAGACATTGAAACTATATATAAAAATAACAAGATACTTATGTCTTTATATAGCGATGAGGACAAGGAACAAAATAGTTGTACTGTATGTAGTGGATATTTACAAGTAAAAGACTATGATACCGGTTATATATTTAATTCGTCTATTCGATACAATATAGAAACTATACATGTTCCTTATAATCATCTAGTTCCTGTTTCAGAGTATGAAATTGTTACAGATTCTATTAGAAACCCTAGAAGCGACGAGTTTATATCGTACATATCTTTACAGAAATTATATTCCAAAGAAGAGAAACTACAATCTTCAATTGCGTGTAGTCTTCTAGATACAATTAGTAAAAAACTAGGATTACATATACCAAACAAACATTTTATAGATATTGTAATAACATGTACAAGAGAACGGCAAAGAATACAAGATTTTGAAAAATATACACAAAGACGAGTTTCTAATTATCAAAAAAAGAAAAAGATACCTAATTCAAAAATAGAAGAAATTACAAAAGAAAGTTCTTTTACAAGAAAACTACAAAAGTCATACTATCAATACTATATGACACAATACGGCACATTGGTTATATCTCATCTATTATGGTATCTTCGTTGCTCGTTTCCTAGAATTGTTCCAAAAAATGATGTATCTGGATGTTCTTTTACATCTTTTCATGAAGAAGAAGGTTTATATTATATGCTATGTGTTACTATGAATCTGAAATTACTATATTATGAATACAATGATGGTGGTACTATTATAAAACAAAATATTTCTAAAGAAAAAATACACCAAAGTCTCATGTTTTGGACATCTGTATTAGAATATAAATATGAAAACTTTTATAATTATAAAAAAGAAAAAGAAATACAAGACATTTCTAAAATAGTAAAATATGACACAGAAAATATAGAAGAACCATATAATTGGAAAGAAGCAGAATTTGAATTTATAAACAAAAATGGACTATATCTTTATAAAAAAAGTATACCTATACAAGAACATATTAATAATTTACTAATTACATTTAAAAAAAATATAAGCGAAGATTATAATAGTATAGATAATACAGATTATAATGGATTCGACGATAAATATATTAGTAATCGTAATAATGAAAAGTTATACAATACTATTTTATCTTATTTGAAGTCTAGCAATATTATATATAATAATAAAAAAGTTGTACAAAATATATATAATACAAATTATTCCATATTATCATTATCATCGGAATCAAGAAATAATATATTTTTAGCATATTGCTATGAAGGTGCTAATAAGGGAAAATTACATAATTTCTATACAATTGTAGGAAGACGGAGATGTGTATATTGTAAAAAATATTATGACGAACTAGATACGCAAAAATACACCGAAAAGGAGTTTAATAATGCATATATGCAAATTCAAAGTCATACTATTAAAGAATATGAGGAAATACAAAAAAAGAAATTAATAAATACCTCTGTATTAAAAAAAGATTCTTCTTTAAGAAAAATAGAAAAGGTGGTAAAAAATATAGCATCTCTTATATCTAAAAAATGTTCTCACAACAATAAGAAAAAAATAGAGAGTGATATTGTTACTTTTTTTAAAACAATACAAGACTTCTCTAATCTTATATACAAAAATAACAAAACATATAAAGAGTATGACATATATCCTAGGTTCTTATCGCGATTGGAAAATCAATATATAAAAGACTATACTATAAAAAAATTAAAAACATATATAAATACATATTTTAGAAAAAGTGTCCAGCGTATAAAAAATGGTTACACGATACCAAAAATATATGTAAAGAACTCAAAAAATAGGGATGATAAAATATTACAAGAAGTTATAGAAAGAGAATACAAGTGGTTGGAACCATTTCTTGTAGATAATAACAAAAAGATATTTTCTAAGTTCTCATTTAATTATTCTAAAACTGAAATTGATAATATTCACGGGAAAACACCTATATATGACAAAAAATACTTAATAAAAATAGATGTAGAAACTATTTTTGAAACAAAAGATGTTATACACTTCTTAGTTTTTTATGTAGCAAGTGAGATGCAACTATTCATGAATATAGCATCTGAGTATAGCACTGTGTTTGCTGATTTTTGTATAGGAATGATAGAAGAAATAAAAAAAGATATGTATATTAATACTATCGATAAAGAAAAATTTGAAAAATGGAAAAATAAAGAAAGAGAAAAATTTATTATTTCACAATTGAAATACAGAGATATGACAATAGATGAAAAAGATGAAAATTACAATCCTCTTGAAGCAGATAGATATACAATAGAAAATCAACTTTCTAGAAGTGATAAGGATCAAGAAAAAAAAGAAAAAGAAGACTATTATTCTGAAAATATAGATGAAAGTAAGTATGATAGTGTAGAAGATATTGTGCAGGAAGAAAGTATTCAAAATGCAATTGATAAAGACAATTTTGAAGATACTTCTATTGAAATAAGCGACTCATTAGAAAATAATAATGATATTGAGGACTATGAATATGAAAAAAATGAAGATACTGTATACACAGAATCTATAAAAAGTTATATAATAGAAGATAAATAAATAATAATAATATATATAATTTATACAATAATGAATATCAATGATATTGATAGATATAGGATACCTTCCACAAAAGTTCAAAAAATATATAGAAAATATGATTACAAAAATTACACTTTTTATAAAATACAAAAATTTGATATACTATATAAAAAATATATATCCACAAAATCTATAAAACATATTTCATATAATACAATTTTTACATATTTACGTGAAATATCAAACACATTATTTATTCATAATATATCTATTCATAATATATTATACAAAAGTGATTATTCAACACATTTTTGTATAGATACAACACAAAATAAACTAGAAAATCTATGTTTCTATAAAAACTGGTTTTGTGATATAGATTCTGAAAAAAAAAAAATAGATATTACAAATTCTATACATGGGTTTTACAAAGTAAAATATGAATTTCATAAAGAACTAATAAAGTACCCATTTACAATATATACTGTATTATATGATACAACGCATAAAATACTTATTGATAAGACAACGGGTATAGAGGACTTACAATATAAAAAAATACGAATACCTGTACCTTCTAATAAATATAAAGAATGGATAGAATATAATCCAGATTACTGCTTACATTATTTTTTGTTATTATTTTATGGGTATTCTCCATATAATCAAGAAACAAATGACTATATTATTTCCTATTTTACAAGAAATTTTACAAAAATATACATGAAAAAAGAAAATAATATAGAATATATAAAAAAATTTATTATTGAGAATGTTATTCACGGTTCTGTATTATATCACGACATATATGTATATAATAAAAGTGAATATATTATCGACTTTATCACAGTAATGCGTGAATACATTGATATAGAGTATATTCAAAAAATTATAAAAATATTTACAGATAATACAATATATGGAAGTATAGTGAAAAATAAGAAACCATTCTTGTCATATATTGTTCAAGATTTTAATACAAAATATAATAATGCAATTATGCAAAAGATACCTGATATGAATGAAACATACAAAGATGCTTTTGATAAAATATATACAATCACCGATAATATCTATATATATGGAGGAACTATACGAGATTTGTTATTGGATATTGAACCAACAGATATAGATATTACATTTGATTCTACACTTGAACAGGTAGAAACACTATGTTCTCTTACTAAATGGCCTTGTGTAGAGATATTACCAAAATATAAAAAAGTAACATTCGGAAAAGATAGGGGTATTACATTAGAAGGGACTTACTGTAATGATGTATTTGATGTAAAAATGGAACAGATAGATTTTACTATTAACAAAATTGTATATGATGTAAAAAATAATACACTAATTGATATAACAGGTGTTGGTATAAAAGATTTGCTTCAAAAAAAAATTCGTATCCCAGTCCCACCTTCAAAATATAAAATATGGGCAAGTGATTGGAAAAAACCTTTATTATTTTTTAAAATGATGTATAAAGGATTTGTCCCATATGATGAACAAACTATACAATTTGTAGTAAGTTATATTGAAGAAAATTTTGAAAAAGTATATATGAAAAAAAATGAAGAAGGTAATCCAAAGATACAACATTATCTTATTAAAGTATTGACACATGGTGAAATTATAAATAATACAATTATACTAGGTTCTACAAAAAAGAGACTGACTGGATATTTATCTATAATGTCAAAACACATAAATACAAAAACTATGAAGAAAATTATACACTTGGTAGATAATATATGAAAAAGAAGTTAGGGAAAAGAAAAGTGGGTAAAAAATCAAAAAAAAAATCAAAAAAAAAGTCAATACAAAAATATATAAAAAAATCAAAAAAAAAGTCAATACAAAAATATAAAAAAAAATCAAAAAAAAAGTCAATACAAAAATCAAAAAAAAAAGAGCTACTTCATAAGGTTGGGGATATGGTGACTATTATTATAAAACCGTATTATAAAAAAAATACAGTCAGAGGAAAGATACAAAAAGTTCTTACAAAACGAAAATACCATTCAAGAGGACATAAAGTAGAACTAGTTTCTGGTGTTATTGGTCGTATTATATAATATTAGCATTTTTTTACATCTTTTTGTATAATATCACTTCGATAATATTGAAAAACACCAATACCCGCACATAATAGTATAAAAACACCTGTTCCTATATAGGACTTATAGTACATAGAAAATACAATTGATAATAGTGATATTATAGATAAATATGTAATTAAAATATAAATATTATCAATAATGAGCATGATACATAATAGTATTATAATTATAAAAGCTAACGTGTATCCTAATCTTGTATCAAAATATTCCATATATTAATATATATTATACATATATATTAATAGAGTTTATGATATCTTCTTTATCATCTGCTACAATATCCTATATTCTTTTTCTTGCACTCTTTTTGTATGTATATATAGAAACAGACATATGTAAAACAGATTATAGAGAAGAAGAAATATATACTTTATTTTTTATAACATTTATATGTTCCTATATATTGTATTATATTGTTACAAAAATTCGTATATAAAAAAAAATGCGTAATATATGATAAAATAGTATATATACTACATTATATATTTTTTACAATATGTCTAAAGATACAAAAGAATTTACAGAAGAAGTAAATATAGAAGATGATACAGAAGAAGTAAATATGGAAGATGATACTACATATAGGATGCTTTCTGAAGTATTTGAAACAACACACGAAGATGAAACCGTTCAAAATATACCAGATGTTTTATTAGAAATGAATAGTTCTATCAATACAAATATAGAAAATACAAGTAAAATGATGGATAAAAGACTTAAAAATATAGATAATAGTATCAAAAAATTAACAGGTGCTATTGAAAATATAGCAAATTTATTAGATACTGCTGTGCGTATTTCAAGAAATAATAATAATAATCAAAACCAAGAAGACTCTGAATCCGATTAAAATATATACTTTTTTTTTTTACGATATTATAATAGAAATTATATATATGTATATAACATATATATAATGTCAGAACATTATTCTAGCGAACTTGCTCGTATTATAAATTGCCAAACGGCAAGAATACAATGTTTAGAAGAAACAATTGTTCGCTTAGAAGAAAAAATATGTACTATATTAGATCAATGTCCTGTAACGATTGGAAAAGATGCTATGGGTGTTGATGATGGTGTAACTATTGGTTGTACGGCTATAGGGTCTTCTGAAAGTGTTGTAATAGGAAATCATGCAGAATCAGAAGGTAATACAAATAATGTAGTTGTTGGGTATATGGCAAAAGCAGAATCAGATAGTGTAACAATAGGGCATTTTGCTGATTCAAATGGACCAGGATCTATTGCGATTGGTAAAGAATCTATGTCCGGTGGAGAAAATAGTATTTCTATTGGAAAAAATAGTGGTGGACCAGATCAAGAACAAGATTGTATTGCTATTGGAAGAGAAACAGGTAAAATAAATCAAGGAAATGATTCTGTTGCTATTGGGTCAGAAGCAGGATATGAAGGTCAGGGTATTAAATCTGTTGCTATTGGAAATTGTGCGGGTCACATAAAACAATCTTTTGATTCTATTGCTATTGGAAATAGGTCAGGTTATACATGTCAAGGACAAGCTTCTATTTCTATTGGTGTAGGTTCAGGGAATATAAATCAAGGTGAAAATAGTGTTGCTATTGGAAAAGGTTCTGGTCTTAATTGTCAAGGAGATAATTCAATTTCTATAGGATCCAGAGCAGGTGAATCAGGGCAACACAATAATACAATTATACTAAATGCAAGTGGTTCTACATTAAATTCCACAAATACAGGTGGGTTTTATGTAAAACCTATACAATGTATACAAGATTTAGAAACTTTTCCTGTAAAACCTTTGTATTATAACTATATAACTGGGCAAATATCCTATTATTTTGATTTAAAACCAACATACCATCAGGAAGATGGAACTCCAGATGAAGGTACCCCTCCCCCCCCCCCCCCCC